CTGAATTGCTGGGATTATTACCGTATTGTGGAATATCGCCCAAACGTTTCAATATCCGCAGACTGGAGCCACGGCATCAACCGTTACACCGGTAAGAAGAAAGAAGTGAATCCGAACGATTGGCAGTGGGACACTGGCGACCGCATGGAGACTGAAAAAGCGGTTGCTGTTATAGAGCTTTGCAAAAACGGACGACTTTCCCAAATCGAGAGCCTGAAGGCATCAAAAAAGAAGTATGCGACATATCTGAAGCTGGCACGAAAAGCGGAGGCGATTATGAAGGAGATGGAAGGCTACGACCGCACCATCCGCGAGTTTGCAAAGGAGAAGGCGTTAAGCCAGTATAGCCATCACTCCTATTTTTGGAAGGGCTATTAAATCATCATTCACGGGGCTGCACCTGGCAGCAGGGCAGCTCCCCTATTATAGAACACATAAAATTTTGAGAAAATCATGGATAAAAAGAAGTATATCGACGTGTTGACCGAACAGGCCGACAAGCACAGCAGACCGCAGGAAATGGCACTCAGCGACTTCTGCGATTACCTTATAGAGTTCTTCAGCGTTGACGCTTTTAAGGTTGGCACCGTTGAATATAGCCAGCACATTTTGAGCTGTGCGAAACAAAATCCATACTTTGCCGGACTCGCCTTCCAGTGGCTCGACGATGTGGCAACAGCGATGGAGCGTGGCGAGTGGCTGGACGTGTTCGGCAACCTGTACGAGGAAATGTATCTGAGCCGTGGCAAGGCCTCGAAGACGGGGCAGTTTTTTACGCCTCAGAGTGTGTCGGACCTCATGGCACGGATTAGCACACTGGGAGCCGGGGATCATGGCAAGGTGAACGACTGCGCAGCAGGTAGCGGGCGTTTGCTACTGGCTCACTACATGGAGAAGAGCAAGCTGGACCATGCAGCCGGCAGACGCTTTGAGTATGTGGCACAAGACAGCGATCCTATTGCTTGCAAGATGTGCGCCCTGAACTTTATGGTACATGGCATGTATGGCCGTGTGGAGTGTCGAGACACATTGCGTATGACGGAGCCGACCGTGGTGTACGTCATCAACGAAATGAAATATCCGTTTAACACGCCTTATTATAGCGTGAGAACGGTATTAGCGAAAAATCAGAAATAAGGTTTCACGGGGGCGTTCTGCCCTATTATAGACAAATAAAAATATTACAATTATGAGAGTACCAAAAGATATACCCGCAGAATTAAAACGCCTTATTAATGCTATATTGAAGCGTTCAGGCGATTGCGAAAAATGGCTTGATGGATATAATCAAGACCCATGGCGCTTCGCCTGGTACGGTTTTCGTATGATTTGTGAACCGCTGTTCTGCAGCTATGGCTGTATAGGCTATAGCATCAATTATAAAGGGTACGAGATTCACGTGGACAATGAGTTGTCTCGAATCTCTATTATAGATGAATAAAAATATTACAATTATGGAAAAGATATTTGCAAATGAGACTATAGGTATATTGCAGAGTTTTGTGGGCTTTTACGACTCCATCTGGAGTCCTAACGATACAATATATTATGAGTGTGAAGAAGAAGGGATAGAGGAAGACGTGGATTTTACCTTCGACTATAAGCAATACCGGCAGGACGTATGCAAGGCATACACCGAGGAGTGGAAATCATGGATGCAGGAATTTATCAGCGATGATATAGAGCTGGAGTTTATAGAGGTAGTCAGTCCACGATACTACAATTTTGAAAATGATTCTTGTCGTGTAAAAATTCGCTTGACACAGGCTGCGGAGGATGCTATTATAGCAAAGATAGGGGAACACCGCAATCAGTTGGCTAAGTGGATAAAGGAAAACCACACAAGTTATGATGGCTTCAGCTCCAATCTATCCAACGACATCGATCAGTGGCCACGCCGCCTGTTCGATGATAACGAGACTTTCCAGCCTGCCTATCTTTTCTGTATGCTATATTATATAGTAAAGGCTGAATATATGTCTGTCGGAGGTAACGAAGATTTAGAATATGAAGTGTACGATTCTATATGTGGAGATATTTCAGTAACTTCGTATATGAAGGACATCAAAAAAGTCGCATAATTATATGGAAACATCTAAAACAATTCATTCCTTCCTGCTCAGTCAGCAGGAAGGCCAGACGCTCCTCACGGCTCAGGAGCGTCCCTGGAGCGTGTTGCAGGTAATACCCACCACTCCTGCAGACTTCGACCGCACGGTGGCAGCTCTCAAGGAGCGAGGCATGGTAGCTTATCACGATACCGACCGCACATTCTGCATCATCCACCTGGCAAGCGGCGACCACGACGGGAAACATCCAGAACGACACATAGCCGTCACTCAGGGCAACTACAAGCAAATAATAGAGGAGCTGAAGGACACGATGGCACAGGCGGCTGTGTGGTATCAAACGAATATTATAAGAACCCTTAAAAAAACGACGGAATTATGACAAAATTTTATAGCATTTACGCCTTTGTTGGAGGCGATTGGCGTGAGTATAACGGAATAGAGTATACTGAGAAAGAAGCCAACAAGGAGCTGAGATATCTGAAAAAGTATAGCAGCTGCAAGTTCAGAAAGAAGTGTATTCGACAATGTGAAACCGTAGAATTAAGTGTGCGACGTTAAATCCATCACATGCAGATCATTGTGAGACAAATATTATACAACCCTTAAAAAACGACAGAAAATTATGAATTTTAAGACAGTAAAAACAATATTGACGGCTGCGCAGGAGAATAAGCAGTACATCGAAATTAATCTTAAAAGCAGGTTAGGAGTGCACTGCGATTTTACTGAGAGTGACGGTCACAAACCTAACATCATTGGTTACAACAGCGACACGGAGGTTATCTCGGTGCTAAAAGACACAGTAGACGTATATATCGACTGCGAGGCAATAGAGTACATCGAAGTGTATAAATGAAAAGACGACATGATATAATATCATTCGTATTAATCATTTAACTAACACCCCATCCCGCGCCCGGCAAGGCCCTTTGCGGTGGTCCGACTCCATCGGCGGAATCTTATAATCATAATCAAAGTATTTTTTTGTTTTCAGGCTGCTGTGGTCCGTGAGAATAGCAGCAGCGCAACGCCCACCACGGCAAAAGGCGTGGCACCAGGTTCGAGTTCCTGGATGGGCGACAAAGAGCCAGCAGACGACACAGAAGTCGCGGAAAATCCGTAAAATCCGTGAAATCCGATGACAACAAAAATCAAAAACAATAAAAGTACATTTTATTTAAAATAAAACGGCTTTTTATTTGGTGGCTTCAAATATAATCGCTACCTTTGCATCAGATAAAAGAAACAACTAATTTAAACCCTAAGAACTGGCGGCAACAGCAATTCGGCATTAAGGTTATGACAACTACGATAGAAGAGATTGCAAGCGAGAATGGCTTGGAATTGATAGAGACTACAGCAGAAAGAAGTGGTTATCCTCGTGGCTTGTATAAGGCTATCATTGGCTTCGATACATTCGATGAAGCGGAGAAATTGGCTAAGGAGCATGGTCTTGATATTGAAATCTTCACCAAGCGCGACGGCTGGAACTTCTGGTATAGAACTGGGGACAAAGCCTGGGAACCGTTCGAGCGTTCGGCTGACGAGTATGGCGACGATTATCATAAGTATTCTAAGGAGGACTTCGATGACTTCTATGAGAACGAGGTGCAGCCGTTTGTTGCAGACTTTGACAGTTTCGAGTGTTTGCGCTCATTCCTGAACAATATGGAGCACGTGAAGGACGAGATTGAGAATGCCGAAGACGACGAGATTGTAATCGCTCGTACCGATGGATATTGCGAGACCATTAAGGCAAAGACAATGGAGTATGAGTATGACACACATCATTACGCCATCGGCTTGATCGACCGTAACTACGAAATAGATTAATTTTTATAAAACTATATAATAAACACCGATTTTCAGCCCTACCGCATCACGGTAAGCGGAACGATATGAAATTTGACAGTGAAGGATTATGGCGGCATGCGGAAAATGTTGCCTATCAAATCAACGAGGCTTTTTTAAACATGAAGATGGCGACATTACTTTCAGTTACTTTATGACACTATGTTCATTTCATCTTGCTGCTTATAAAGCGGAATGGAAAAGGAACAAGAAGAAATCTGATATATGTTCGAGATAACAGACGTTATACACGACTATCTGTTTGTTACGCTCCGTCTTCGCGATGTGCAGACGGGCGTGACAAGAGACTGGAGGTATTGGGACGACCTGGAGGAGTGGCTGTGCAAGGAGCACGGCGTGAAGGATCTGAAAGGTCTCGTTATAGACAAGCTGCCCGATTATGGGGATTGGGTGAAAACAGGGAAATAAAAAAAGCCCGACCTAAGCCGGGCTACGCAAGACCATTGGTCTCGAATCTACGATAGTAGAAATTAGCTCTTTGTGAGCGTTTGAATCCACAGGCTGAAGCCTGACAGTCAACGGAAGTTGTTGTTTTCTTTCAATTCCATAAAGGTACGATTAAAAAGCCTCCGAAGACAGGTGCAAATGTAAGAATTAAAATGGTACAGACAAAGCATTTGGCTGTATTATTAACAAATATTTAGAAAACAATTCTATTATGGCAGAACAGATTAGAGTATGGAAGTCGAAGAACCTGCGCTCTACTTATATGCTTGTATATAGAGACGAGCAGACGGGGAAGCTGCGTATCACTCGGATGGATGGCAGAAAATGTGACAATGAAAAGGGTATGATAAAGAGTTATAACATGTTTGGTGGTGGTCTTTGGGCAGCTTGCAGGGACATGGGCAACGATGTTGCTGAGATACGCGCTGCCGTAGATCGTGAGATAGCAGAGGAGACGGCACAGCGAGAGCGCGAGGAGCTTTGCCTGAAAGCGGAAGCCGAAGCTAAGGTGAAGGCTTTACAGGAGGCTCAGGAGATTAGGGCTGCGCTTGCCGGCACGAAGGACAGCGTATGTGTCAAGCCTATTGAGGTGTTGCAGCGGTACGACCTCTTAGAGGAGCATCTGGAACAGCTGAAGCCTGGTGAGTATGCCGTTTGCGTCAACTATAAGAAGAAGGGCACGGTGGAGCTGCGCACGAAAGCACGAACAACCGACCATCTGAAGGTGTTGGCAAAGGTGACGAAGGAGGAAAGAAACAGTAAAGCCGCTTTACATCGTTTTGCCGTGAAGGTGCGCGAAGCGTATCAGTCGGGCATTGTCATCATCGGAAAGACTCACGCCCTTCAGAGCTTCGGCAAGCGTATTGTGGACGCTGCCCTCTGTATCAAGGAGAGCCAGAACACTTATTATTCATCATTTGCGCCACGTCAGTATTACGACAAGAACACGCTTGTGTATATGAAGTTGGAGCAGATAGAGAAGAATGTCAAATAAAAACATTTACAAAACAAATAATTATGGATAGCAAAAGTATTTGTAGGAGTGAAGATATGGAGAATACAGCAAGTAATACAAAAGCCGGTCGTCCTGCGATGGAAGGAAGCACACGCCGCTATATCGTTGCCGACGATGTGCATGAGTGGATCATCCAGCACGGAGGCGGACAGTATATCACGGACACCATGCGCTGTGTGCGTGTTACGAGCGGAGGCAAAGGTGCTGTAACAGATTATGCGATGTGCATTCTTCGCGCTGCCACGTGCTTCGATTTTGAGGTAGACCTTACCGAATCTTATGTTGACTTAGGATTGAAGGCCCGCGACATGATATTGTCGAAGGTAAAAGAGCCTGAGACATATCATGTGTACAAGGAAGGGACGTGGAAAGATGGCGTTTTCTGTAACAACATTTGCTCCCTTGCTATCAGTTCACCGTCAGAATGCCCTGAAGACGAAAACAAGCGACGTTATTACAGGCCGTCGGGAAACTTCGGGGATTATAAGCGCATTCCTTACAAGCGGGTGAAGGCAGGAGACTATTGTCTGGTTAATAGGTACATCGACGACAAAGCACGAGTCGTAGGCGTATTGGCGCAAGTAGAGAAGTGAAAATAAATAATAACATTTTAAATACTTTATAGAATATGACTAAGATTAAGGATTTTGACGATTATCGTGCGTTGGTGGACGTGGTGAAGATGCACGACTATAGATATTTTGGGCTGAACTGTCCGACCATCAGCGACGAGGAATATGACACGATGTACTTTGCCCTGCAGGAGTACGAAGATCAGCACGCGGACGAGGTATTGCCCGACTCGCCTACTCAGCAGTGTTATAGCGAGAACGGTAACGGAAAGCGCACGGTGGCACGTCGCACGGCATGCCTCTCCATGAAGAAGCTGCATGATGCCAAGGCGGTGGTGAAATATCTGAGAGCACAGCAACGAGCGACCAATATCAGCTCTAAGGGCACGGTGGTGGATGTAGAGTGGAAGTTTGACGGCGAGACCGTGAGCTTAGTATATCGTCAGGGAGTGTTGGCAGAAGCCACCTACGGGCACGGCAAGGATCTGTTTGGCAACGACTGCCTGGATCATATCAAGCATGTACAGGGCGTACCTGCCCAGGTGGACGTATGGAATCAGTACGACCGTGTAGAGGTGAGAGGTGAGGTGATTATTTCACTTGAGGAGTTTGCTCGTTATAGCAAGGCTGGCAAATCACCTCGTTCTACGAGCAACGGCATCATGTCCAAGAAGGTGGCTGTAAAGGACGAGTGCAAGCGCCTGGAGTTTCATCCTTTCCGTCTTATTATGGACGACGTGGTAAGGCATGCCGCTGCCATGCAGGCCCTTGAGCGTAACGGTTTCAAGACTTCGGGCTTCGTGTCGGCTCTTAAACTTGAAAAGCCGGATGCCGAGCTGGAGCAGGATATCGAGAACATCGTGTGTGCTGCCGAGGTGGAGCGAGAGTCGCTGCCCTACCCTACCGACGGACTTGTCTTTAAGTTCGACAACTACGACTATTACGACCGCATCGGACATACCGACCATGACGCAAAGTATAACTGCGCATTTAAGTTCCGCCCGGTGTTCAAGGCCGTAACCACATATCGCGGCCATCACACCACGGTAGGCGAGAAGACCGGCAAGATAACATACGTAGCCGACTTTGACGAGGTGGAAATGAACGGACACCGTTTTGCCCATGCCAACTGTGGCAGCGAGCGCACGTTCCTTCAGAAGGATCTTACACCTGGATGCAAGATTGAGGTCAGTCTGCACGGTGATGTTATCGTGTGTGTGGATGGCAAGGTGGGAGAAGAACCTATGGAAATTGTTCATCATCCAGAGCCTCACGTTATAGAGCAGGATATTAATCAGAGTCAGGAGCCGGAAGCAGAGCCGGAACCTATACCTCAGCCGGAGCCGGAACCTCAGCCGAAGCCGAAGCGCAAGCGTTACTATCCGCAGGTAGGCGAGCCGACGCTGCGAGAGGAACGCGAGGACACGTCGGAAAGTGAAGACAAGGGCATGGGCGTGAAGACGGTGTTGGCGGGTGTACTGGCGGTGCTGATGGCTGTGTCAACGGGAGTAGTGCTGTTGGCGTTTGCGGGTGCTGCGGTGTTCTTAATGCCGATGATCGGCGGACTGACGAAAGAATAATTTTCAAGCCAACAGAAGGCACGAAAAGAACGGAAACATACGTTTTTAATCTTCTGTATTTTTTGTGTATTCCGTTGGCTATAATAAATATTTAAGTGTAAACATTATGACAGTAGAAGAGTATTTTAATCATTTGAAGGTTATTACTGAAAACGCCGGAGCAGACAAGACTGGCGTAAAGCTTGAGACGGAGGACGGATATAGCATCAGTATATCTGTAACAAAGAAACTAAATAAAAAGTAAATAATTATGAAAAAACAGAAATTTGAGATTCGTATTGCCGTAGGTGGCGATGACGAGAGAACGGGAGTGGACATAGAAGTATGGAAGGACGGAAAAACCTCTGACTTCAGATTGCTTGAGGGCGATAACCTGCGACTGGCATTCGAGAGTCTGAAGTATTCACTGGGCGTTGTGGCACGGATGTATCTTGAGCAGATGCACAAGGAAGGACAGATTGACGACGAGCAGTACCAGAAACTCCATACGAAGTAACATATCATACAGTAATTTATTATTAACCATTAAACTTTATAGAATTATGGCAGAAACAGAGAAATTTTCAAGTGAACAGATTATGGCAATGAAGCATATCCGGAACAAAGGCTTCGCAGGGTATCATCGTAGAAGCGACGGAACGGCAGCGTGCCCGGAGCTGGAGGAGCTTGTGGAAGCAGGTTATCTTACAAAGTGGTATCAGCGAATGTTCAATGAGGATGTGTATGAGCTGACAGAGAAGGGATCAAACCTTGTCCGTTCGCTTGTAGGGTAAGCCACTGTTATAAGCCAACAGAAGGTACGGAATAAACGGAATTTGTCTATTAAAATATTTTCTGTGGATTTTGTGTTTTCTGTTGGATTCAAAATCAATTTACTAACTAAAACCTAAAGATTATGAGAACTAACTTGAAGATGATGGCTGCTATTGCAGCCGTGGGCATGACGATTGTTTCATGCGGTAGTGATAACGAAAATCTTGTGGAGGACGTGGTGTTAGGTGACTGCCCTACCCCATCGTCGTTGATTGCTGTCCCGCGTTATCGTCTGCCTACGAGATTGGAGGCTGCGCAGGTGTTGAAGTATGCTGATGTGCCGGATAGTCAGTCGAACGGCTATTACACGTTTGTACCGCATGGCACGGTGACGAAGGCAGGAACGAAGACTAAGTACTGCATCCTGCCCCTCCGCACGGAGAGAACGAGCGAAGAGGATCAGGTGGACATAACTGTGAATGACGAATGGGACTGATAATGAGGAGAGTGGATTTACATAATTCCATAAAACCACAATCCCATAAAAACATAAATCCACATTTGTGGTTTTCCACGAATACACAAACACATCCACACATAAATACATAAACACACAAATACACACATCAACAAACCAATACACAAATCAAGCAATAAACAAATCAATACACATATAAATACATACATCAACAAAGCAATGAATAAATAAAGTAATAAACAAACAAAGAAATAAAGCAATGAATAAAGCAACAAACAAAGTAATAAATAAATAAATAAATAAATAAACAAATAAATCAACAAATAAATGTGCGTGGATGTTTGGATATATCAGTTTTAATTCTTAAATTTGCAACGTGTTACAGAAACGATGTTTTCTGCATACATTAATAGATATTATCAACTAAAAATACATTTTACAGATTATGGAAAGACTAAGAGAAGTGCTTGCCTTTGTAAATCACAAAGGCGGTGTAGGCAAGACAACAACAGTGCAGAGCCTGGCAGCAGGTTTGCGTCGTTTTGGTAAGGGTAAGTTCGGCGAGAATGCCGACGGACGCAAACGACTGCCGCGTGTGCTAATCATCGACCTCGACCCGCAGGCGTGTGCCTCGTTCCTCTTCGGATGGAGTGAGACTCAGAATGTAGGCAAGCCTACCGTTTACGACGCATTGGTACAACAGAGCAATCTGCCCGTCTATCAGGTACGCGAGGGCGTTTACCTCGCTCCGGCTGCTGCGCAGCTCATATCCATAGAACCGTTCCTTAATCAGCGTGCCGTGCCTCGCAAGGCACTTTGCAAGTTGTTTGCAAAGCCGCTGAACGAAATGGCTGGCACCGAGCTGGCAGACGAAGGCGTAAATACCGTCGTGGATGCCTTCGACTATGTGCTTATAGACTGTCCTCCAGCGATGTCGCTGCTCACATACAATGCACTTACGGCAGCCACAAGCGTAGTCTTGCCCGTTCAGCTCGAAGTGTTGGCAACAAAAGGTATTGCCGAAATCATCAACGCCATCGAGGAGACACGCGAGGATCTTAATCCGGAGCTTGACATTCGTGGCTTGCTGATGGTTATGAGCAACGACCAGACTAATGCCACAAAGGAGTTTAAGGCTTATCTTGGCGAGAAGTATCAGGACTATATGTTCGACGCTTACACACGCCGCGACACCAAGATGGTGGAAGCCCAGGCTATGCGAGAAGACATCTTTGCTTATGCACCATATTGTAGGGTAGGGCAGGACTACGAGCGTTTTACCAAGGAAATTATCAACAGTTTCACTTTTTAATATTATAGGGTATGGCAAGAGAAATGACGAAGAAGACGAGACGCTTCAGTCTTGAGGAGTCTGACGCTATCGAGGAGAACGAGCGCATATTGGAATCCGGCAGTCAGCAGCGTAAGGAGAACAGGGAAAACAAGGGGAGAGGAGAAGCAGCAGCGAGTGCTGCCACTGCGCCATCCTCAGACACTCCGGCTACAGACGAGCCGACTGCTTCTACAACATCTGAAACTGAGACATCGACAACTACAACTTCTGTAGCAGATCAACCGACAACCACATCATTCAGCAACGGTGTTGCAATGAACATGCGTAAGCCGAAAGGCAAGAAGACCGAGAACGGCATCACTATCTACGTGCCGATGGAATATTACGAGCGAATTGCCCTGATGAAAATGCGCACAGGTGTACCAATCAAGGATTTGGCGCTACAGGCTGTGATTGAGTTCCTGGATAGGAACAAAATGTAAAATCTAAACTAATCTATTATGAAGAAGATAATATCAGTATTGTTTGCGCTCTGCCTGTGTATGGCAGCAAGCGCACAGCAGCACATGAAGTTTATGGGAATACCATTAGACGGAACGGTGGACAACTTTGCCTTGAAGCTGAAGGCTAAGGGCGTGACGTACGATGCAACGAAGTCGAAAGCTGCAGGGTCAGGCGGTAGGGTGTTTAGCGGTAAGTTTATGGGCGAGAACGCTACGATTAGTGTATTGTATAATCCTAAGAGCAAAATAGTGTTCAGTGCTGCGGTTGAAATGCAATATCCAACTGTAGAGTCTGCTCGTATCCCCTTCTTGAACTTAACCGAGAGTTTGCAACAGAAATATCCTAACACCACGCCCGAGGAAAACAGAGGTCCAGACGGCGAGTTTATTGGAATGGCGTTCAATATCCTTGACGAAACAGGCGACAACAGCATTGGTTTTATCCTTCAATCATTGAAAACGTCCAGCTTCGGGTCTGGCGTTTCTATTTGTCTAATGTACACAGATATGGACAACTTTGAAAAAAGCGAGGCGATATTCAGCGAGGACTTGTAATATGTAAGGTAAAATCCTAATAAAGTTTTTTACCTCAAGGTGTGCGAGGTAAATAAAAACGTAGGTTTAGATTTTAAGGTACAAACCTACGTTTTTGTTTACGAAGTCACTACAAAAGTGAGCCGAAGTCACTACAAAAGTGTGCTGAAGTCACTACAAAAGTGAGCCGAAGTCACTACAAAAGTGTGCTCTTTTGGCGTGTAAACAACTGATAATCAGCTACAATTTCGTGTCGTAATATAGAATATAAGAATATAGAGGATTCTATAGTAATTTATATATTATAGAAAAATAAAAAAATCACCAATTCTTCTATATTCTATATTACCGAAAGGCTAAGAGAAAGAAAATCAATGAGTTACGAAACAATAGAGCACACTTTTGTAGTGACTTCAGCACATAAATGTAGTGACTTCAGCACATAAATGTAGTGACTTACAGGTTACGACTTAAAAAACATGACATGGAAGACAATAAGCAGATAATAAAGAAATATATCAACACACCTTTTGCCTATGCCAGAGCACAGAAAGGATTGACTTTGCTCCAGCAGAACATCATGGTAAAGGTGGTTGAGCATCTACAGGTGTATATAGGCAAGTACTTTAAAAATCCTGTATTGCAAGGTTCCAAGGAAGATCCTAAGCCTATGATGACGCGCGAGGATAGGGATAATTTGCCTCCTGTGCGCATAGAACTGAGTGAGCTGGGTGTATCTTCCTGTTCGTATAGTAGAGTGCGTGAGGCGTTAAAAGAAGTGTTAAACGTGCAGTTAGAGAAGAACACGTTTGACGATGAAGGAAAACCTGTAAAACGTTTAATACAGATATTCTCGAAGATAGACACACCTGTTACCGACAAAGGGACACAGGTGAGGATGAAGTTAGGCGAGGATGATGAACTGACTGACGTACAGGTGGACCGTGCACGAGGATATGTAGACATCTACCTGAATACGGATATGGTCTTTGAAATGTTCGACATGAATCTCGGCTACGTATCGCATCCAAAAGACATAGCACGTATAGGCAAGGTTGACAATATGCCCTTGATGTATTATCTTGTCAGACATAAGATGAAGAACTTCGATCTGTCTAAGGTGGAGATAACCCCTTTTGAAATACGTGACTATCTGGGACTTGTAAAACGTGATGCTGACGGTAATGTGACTGACGTAAAATATCCCCGTTATAGTATGTTTAAATCGCGCATAATAAAAACAGCTCTTGACGATATAAAGCGTGCTTGTGATGCGGGACAGATAGATTTCTATTTCGACATAAAAAAAGAGGTGCGTCCACGAGGTAAAACAAGGGGAGAACCGAGCTATATAGAGTTTGTGAAGGTGGCGGATAAGAAGAAAGCAAAGCAAGACCACCGTAAGGCTTCAGAAAAGCGACTGTGCAAGACGTTGTGCGATATATATCCTACGCTTGACGAGAAGTGCATGATGGCTATATTCAAGACGGTTCCCGAAGACCTTTGGAACGACTTCAAGACTTATGCCTATAATGGCGTACCAAAGGCAGTGGAGCAGCCGCATAGCTGGAACGGTACGATGGAAGAGTTTGTGTTCTATATCATGGGGCAGTGGATAAAGCAGCATAGCGTGAAGTCGGGACCACAGCAGCAGACGTTTGCCTTTGCCGAAGCCGAGGAAATCAATCCAGGTGAAAAGGAGTGGCAGCAGTTTTTGCGCTTGATAGACAAAGACCTTGCAGCCGACTTGCAGAAAGCTCAATTCTTGTCGTATGATGGTACGTACCTTCTTTTAGGAGTACCGAATAAAGCTCTACCTACAATGATAGAGGAGCACTTAAATGATATTGCCGTTTTAAATCATACTGAAAAATGTTCGGCAAAAGTATTCGGCAAGATATTATCTCTGAAATATAAGATTGTAAAATAATAAATAGTTTCACACCGCTTACCCATTCCCAAGGGTAGGCGGTGTTTTATTATGTCCTGTTGATGTTAGCGACTTTTTCTAATTTTGTAGGCGTAATCAACAAGACATATATATGGGAAAATTCAAATCTGTTATGTTATGGCTTATGGCTGTAATCACGCTAACGAGCTGCGCTGCCTCACGTAAGGTGGAGCAGGGGAGTAGTGAGCAACGGCGTGATAGTGTCGTAGCCATCGTTAAGGACAGTGTGGCGAAGTCAGAAACGAGGACGGACAGCAGCGCTGTTACAGTCACGGACGAGAATCATACGTCCGGCACCATGACCGACAAGGGCAGCAACGAGGAGACTATCACCGAGAGAGTGATCGAGAGCACGGATGCCCATGGCAACAAGACCACCACCACCGACCGTACCATACACCGCAAGGGCGACTATGAGCGTAATGCCACATACGAGGCATTACTGAAGCACAAGGAAGATACCATATCACGGATGCAGCACACGATAGACAGCTTAGTGTTGAGCAATAAACTGAATGTTGGCACACACTGGGCGAAGAAGGACAGCACGGGTGTAGAGAAGGAGAAGAATACGAAAGATATTAAGGCTGCGTCTGATGGAGAATATATACGCATGCTGATAGCCGTTATCATTTGTTTTGCTCTTCTTTTTTGGTACGTCAAGCATAACGAACAAAAATAAGACTTTATGGGAAAGAAAAAGAACGACATGATGGAACTGTCCGAGCAGCCGGAAGTCACCTTGCAGGACTTTGTTATCCCTGCCAAGATAGAAGCTTTCTGTGAGAAATACAAGCCTCTCGACCATTGGCGCGAAGACTGCGACATGTTCTCCGACTATCAGCTTCGCTCATACTTCAAGGCAGTGGTGTGTCCGCTGGGCGACCCGCTGGCATTGTACCTTCAGGAGTTGGCTGTGAGAGGTTTTAAGATGAAGGATGACGAATGTGGAGAGCCAGTCATCTATGCTGCGCTAAGATGAAACCCCGTCAATTAATAATTAATAACTAAAAAATATAGAAAATGAAGAAGCCGCATTATTTTTACAAAGTGAGTGTTGACAAAAAGGTGGCTCGTGACATTCAGACTTTTATGTACCGTTGTCAGGATGTCGAGCAGACGGCCCTCAACTGGGCGCGGAAGCAGGGAGCCGAACACTATTACGAGTCGCCTAAAGGCATGGCTGGTGGAGTGGGAGCCGTGGAGTTTGCCGACACCACCGGACGTGACGGATGGGACAGAACGGAGACACCCGACGGACGCGTGTTGTTTTTCCCTATGGAAGGCACAGACTTGGAAAAGGAAATGGCAGCGCTGCCCGTTGTGAGTGAGGCAGAGCTGATAGGCATACTCAACCTGCAGCCGAAGCGCACAAAAGAAAATCTGCCTTTGCCTATGAGCTTCGGCAACAGAACACCCATCGTGTTCCTTCATCACGGATTCTGGTATATTGATGTGCCGTATGTAAGCGCCGACATGACGCTTACGCAGATAGAAGAAAAAGAGTTTTACCGTCGAAAGTTGGCGGCTATAAATGAACAGAAATAAGACTATAGTAGTTCATTGTGATAGATAAGTTTTAGTGATTTAGTAATTAGCTTTTTAGCTTATTATTTTTTTTATTTAGGTTTAAGTTAGTTTTTGGCGTTACCCGTCCGTGATGGATAGGTAACGCTTTTCTTGTTTTGTCCTCAGTCATGCGCCGGATGGTCGGCAACCATGTAGCCACCGTGAACACCCAGGCTGTCAGCACGGGCATTCAGCAGACGTGTCAGGTCAGCAATCTGCTTCTGCTGTTCGGCGATAATGTCGAGCAGCTTGCCACGCTGTTCGTCGTTCCTGCGTTCCGCTGCCTCATGCCGGGTCTCAATTTCGAGCAGCGTCCTTACACTCACATATTCAGTCTTGTCATGCTCTATAGTCGAGCCGTTGTCACTACCTTCTACGCCTATGTATCTTTCGGCTTCAGGAATGACCGACGTTACGATGCTGACATCGGTCGGACTAATCAGTGTGCGCTCGCCCTTTTGCCTACAGTCGAGGTCGGCATATCCGCCGTCAGGCTCCAGCTGGTCGCTCATTGTGGGTTTGCCTGGAACGAATGTCAGATTGTCTCCAGCTTCCTCGTCGCAGAAGAAAGCGGAAATCGGAACCTGAAAAGCATTACAGAATCTGAGCATGCTGATAACCGGCATCGGACTCTCTTTTCGTGCCCAAGCCTTTAATCGACTGTTAGTCTTCGAGCCTAACGCTTGAAGGATGACTCCAACAGGAATGTCGTCATTTGCCTTGATCCATTTTTCAAGGAAAGAGTAATTGTACTGATACCTCATAATCTTACGTTTGATGAAAATATGTATATACGTTAAAAAGTGTTATTATTAGGGTTAAAACCGAACGTGAGTATTGTTTATTCAAATTTAAATTCTTAAATTTGCAACAAATATAACAACAAACGACGAAATGACAAAAGAAATTTTTGATAAAATAACGACACCGTTTTGCCCTGTTAGCGCAGAGGAGATTTCGGTGGACGAAAAGAAGTTTTTGCTGGAAGCTTTTGCTCCGAAAGGCTTTACGTCGTCCACTTTCTACCTGCGTTTCTTCCAGAAGGGCTTTTCGGAATGGGAGCTGTTAGGTATTAATGAATGTAAAAATCAATACTTACGTTTGCCAGATGTCGCAGAAACACTTTTGAAATTCGTTGACATAAACGCTAAAGGATCTTCCGTGGGCGATAGGGGATATCTCTATACGCTTGCCCATAGTGACGCTAAGGGCGTGTTTTATGAGTGCTTGCGAAAAGCCAACAAAGGGCTTTGCAGTAAGTTCTTCGCTTTTATGAACGAGCGAGGCATGAGCACCAACACTGTCCTGAAGCGTTTTGCATCCGACGACTGGAAGCAGTGGGAGCTTGACGGAATTAAGAATATGCTTGAACCATTCGCTAAAAACTAAGAAAATGAAAATTTTAGATATTTCCTTCGACTTCGAGACGTGTGCCCTATGCCCGACCACCGCTGTAATGTCCGTGGCTGCTGTGGCGTGGAACCGTTATGGCGAAGAAAGCCCTTTCTTTGTGGAAGATAAGGAAGCTCCTGCGACTGACCTTCTCTATAAGCCGTCGCCTACGTTTTGTTCTAACGTGGACCTTCGCGGAATGTTCCTTGATGGATTCACGTTCGACCAGAAAACGGCTGACTGGTGGGCACGAAGGAGCGAGGAGGCGAAGAATGCCCTGATAGAAGGAGTTGACGGCGACCGTACATGCAGACTGATTACGGATGTCCTGCCTGGAATGTTCAAATGGGCATTTGACATGAAAAGCTCGTTCGAGGCGGAGGAATTATACCTGTGGTCGCAAGGTTCTGATTTCGATATCGCCATACTCCGCAATATATGTTATTACTACGGCATCAAAATCCCCTTTCATCATCATAACTTCAGAGACCATCGCACGTTCTTCCTCGAAGGAGCACGTATCATCTGTGATGTCGCTGACAATGATTTCGACCCGGAAAAAGCCTACTCGCTTGTGGAAGACTATAAGGGACCGGAAGCGGAGGTGGCACACAACCCACTATACGACTGCAACCGTAGTATATTCTCGACATGGCAGATGATGAAGCATCTGCGATGTCTGAACATCAACAATAATGCCAATGTATAATCGCAAACACCTGCATCGCATAGCCTATACCGAGACTATCCGCGACGAAGACTCGGACACGCATATCCTGCTCTTCCAGGCTCCGTTTTCTTTAGTTAAGGACGTATGCCAGAAGGTGTTCACAATAATGCAAGGCAATGTGGAAAATATAATAGTAAGAAACGAACACTCATGCCGCGTAAAGAACGGCAAGTGTTATTGGCGCGTGGCAGTGGAAATAATCGCCCTTAACGAGAATTTCATTTCTTTCAAAGAGTTCGTGCTGATGATGATTAACAGCATGAAGACTATGGCTAATTGCAAAATCCGCCATTTCCGTACGGAGACGTTTCTGAACTTATAGCGAAATCAACAAATGTAAAACAAACAAAAGAAATAGAAAGACCTTGGCGGCAATGACGGGAACGGCAACGTCTCGTAGTATTATGGCACCGGTCGCATGGAATTAAAAAGCCTCGGAGCGACTGCCTTGTTGAGTACGTAGGAACATCACCGTCGGTCTTTCTTTCTTAAAAATAACAGCAATCATGCTCTTTCATCCGATAATAAACCGTCTCGCCAACATCGACCTCCTCTCGCTTGTGAAGCCCGCCGATGATCAGCACTTCGAGGGCCAGGTGGCTTGCTTTTGTCCTTTCTGCCAGAAGCAGTCAGCCGACGGTGTGTCGGATGGCTGTAAGCAGACCCCTCACTTCATCGTTTATAAAAACGAGCGCGGAGGTCTGTATAATGGGGTGGGTGTGGACGACAACCGACTGGCAAAGCAGGGAGCCGTACACTGGAAGTGCACAAAGACCGGACGGCAGGGCTACGGAGCACTGGAGCTGTACGCTGCCATGCGTAATATGCCTATGCACGGAGCGAGTCTGCTTCGCTTGTGTAAGGATCTTGTTGTGCGGACTTACGGCGACACCGAAAAAGTGCGCAGCGTCTTTCCGTCGGTGTTCGGCAGGATGGACTACCGCACGATAGCGCAGCAGACCATCGAGACCTTCTCTTTTATGCCGAAAACTGACTTCAATCCGCAGGAGCTTGCCGCTCTCGGATGTGAAGTGACGCTCGCAAAGGGCTTGCCGGTGTTCGGTTTCGGTAGGGACTTCAACACCCAGATGCTGTATGATGACTTCCGCATTTATGCCGTTGACAGCGTGACACTGCCGAATGTGGTGCGCGAAGGAAAGAAGGTAAGCGAGATAATTTACGGCACGCCGTGGAATCCGCTCTTTGTATGCTTCGCCAAGGACGGCGAGCCGTCGCTCGAAAACACATACGGCTGTCTTTTCCGCCCTGCAATGAAAGACAGCGACCCGATTGTGTTCTCCACCGACGAAGAACACAGCGTAAGAAAAGTAAGCCGTTGGCTGATGGGCGACAGGGTGTTTGTCTATGCGATGAACAATCGTGACAGCGCATCCACAGCCGTTCATGCTGCCATACAGAAGTTTGAGCCAACGGAAAAATACACTCTGACCCGTGAGGATTGGGAAGAGAACGAGACTAAGGATGGAGAACCTAAAGGTACGTTTAAGAAGATATATGTCAAGATACTGGCGAGCGAGATAAAGGCTCGCAATATCGTATTTTGCCGTACACCCGAAGACGCATTGAGCGTGTATTATGCCATGCGTTCCCTGCGCCTTGACAAGGCGGAGGACCAACATTTCCAAGATTTCTGTTGGTATCATGTGGCGTTCTCTATTGGGCGAAGAAACTTCTGGTATATAGAGCGTGGTGAATGGAAGCAGGAGAAACTCGACTTTAGCGGAGTGCAATATCAGAAGATGAACCGCTTTGCTGAGCGTGTCATTATCCTCTACCCCAACGACATTGCCTCGCAGCGTGATTGCGGAGCTATAGCCACTAAGTTCAGTTCATTGCATTATGCCATGTTGCCCGAAGACTTCCGCTCACGTTATTGCCGACGCTGGCAATGGCTATACGGATGTTCGCCTCGCAGCGTGCGCGACTATCTGCTGACATACACGATGAACGCAGAAGAGAACTTTCAGTTCGACCATGATGTGCGTCTGCCGCTTTACTCCAGTTTGCGAGGAGCGAGCAACACAGAGCCTTTCGACATAGAGTGGCCGCGTGATCCGAGAAGCGGTAAGCCGAAGCCACCTACATGCAAGGTGTCGCCTACAAGATTGTGGGTGTTTATGACAGCACACGGATATTACCGCATGATAGACCCTGAGAGCACCGACCTTGTGGGACAGTATATCCACTTAGACAAGTGCTTTGTGGAGTATATCGACGCTAAGAGCATTATCCAGGCAGCAAAAACGCTGCTGTTGAAATATACAAAACAGGCTTTTCGACACATCGACATCGAGCAACGTCTGATGTCTGACTGTGCCAACATGATAGACAAGACATTTACGGAAAAGTCGGCAGGTGGTTTGCAGAGCATGGTTATAAACTTTGCCGATGCCTTCGATGCCAAGACTGAGTATTTCTACTTCAATAATGTGGCACTGAAGATAACACCCGACAGCATCCGCACGGTGTCTTATGACGATATCAACTTCTTCATCCCCTCGCTCGCCAAGAAACCGTATGACTTCACGATGCGGGTGTTTAAGACACCTTTCGTCATTACTGAGCGCCAGGAATATCGCGACCGACTGGATGCGATAAACAAGAAGGAGGCAATGAGAAATGAGGACGGGTCACCAGTGTTCTCCACTTTCGAGATAGGGCAACTTAAAGCCGACCTTGAAGAATGGGCTCAGACATACCGTTGGAATGTCAACTGGCAGGGACAGCGCGAGAGCGACTTGTGGCCGATATTGCGTATTGTGCGTGGTTGTTCTAACGTTCTTTGGGAGCAGGAGCAGGAAGCACAACGCAACAAGAAAGAACTGACGGATGAAGAGCAAGCCATAATAGGTGCGCATTTCGTCAATATGATTTCAGCCATTGGACATTTGTGTTATCGCTCTAACAAAGGCATATTGCCCGTCTGTCCTTACTTCCTTGAAGACGACATTCCCGACGAGAAAAAGGCTACTGGCGGTTCGGGCAAGTCGCTCATTGTGAAACTGGTGGTAGGCAGCGCTGTTAATGTTCTCGATGTCGATATGAAACGCTTTGCTTCCATAACGGATGCAAAGTTCGAGTTGGGCAAACTATCCTCTGAACCTTATAAGTACAGGGTGTTGCATTGGGAGGACAAGCCTAAAGCGTTTCCTATGAAGTATTTTTACAACATGGTAACGACGGGCTTGACGGTAGAAAGAAAAAGCGTTGACCCCGTTACGTTTTCAGCCGACGAAGCTCCCCGAATCGTCATCACTTGCAATTACCCTATGTCGGATGATGATGATTCTACGGTAGGACGTTTCCCGCTTGTCAGCTTCTCCAATCGTTTCGCACGAGCCAATCCGCAGAAGCATAAGGCAGCACGCCCACCATCGGCATTGATGAAGAATTTCAGTCTGGTGCCTGAAGAGATTGATGACGCTGACCGCAACCAAGCCATCTATCTTTGCGCCCTTGCGGTGCAATTTATGATGCGCTATCATACCTTTGCCATTGCACCGCAAGGCAATGTGCGTCGCCGTCAGATGGTGCAGAAGCTCACCGAGAGCATTGTACGTTACTTCGAGTGGTTCTTCTCTCGTAACGAGGTCTACGGTGTGCCGATATGTACGGACGATATGTTCAACGAGTTTATGCGCGACTGGGCGGATGCTTCCGAGGGCAAGTCGAAGGAGTACAGCCGAGCCACCTTCAAGAAGAAGATATACGACTATTGCGAAAACATGTCGATAACGTGCAATCCAAAGCACCTCTTTCAGAACGACCGCGACAAACAGCGCAAGTGTTTCAAGTTGCAGGCGTGGGTTACGCAGGAATATTTCACCGGTCGTGAATGGGAGAATGACAATACCATCGAGCCCAAGTATATCCGCTACTTGCAAACGTCATGTCATGTCTTCTTCTTCTTCCGTCCCGGCAAGGACGAAGTGCCGAAGGACTATAAAGAACTCAAACGCATTGCCCGTGAATACGCCGAACGCCCCGACCCGCTGCCTTACTGCGACGACGATGGCAACATCGTTACGCTCACTGACGAAGAAAAAGAACGATGGGAGAGCAACAAGACGCGCAAGCAGGGTAGACGGATGGCGCCACTTACGGCAGCTACGGCAGCTACAACGGCTACGGCTGTAACGCCGGATGCGAATGAAGACAATATGCCGTTCTGACTACGAGCAGAATTTATAACTTAAAATATTTATAGAGTATGAAGAAAATAACGCTTAGAAAAGACTATCAGACAAAGGTAGTGCCAGTGGAAGAAGCTGTAGGTCATTATTTGGCTGAATCGGCAGGTTTGGTCTGGAACGAGACCTACATTGACGAAGATACACAGGAACCCGTCACAATAGAGCGGTCTGAACTTGTGGTGCGTCGTGGTACTTTGGTTACAGAGAAAATCCTTGAAGAACTGAAGGACAAGGACATAAAAGAGATTAAAGTTTCCGATATTCCGCATCGTGCTAAAGAATGGACGTTGTTCAGACGTATAGCGCATGTCAAGGTTACCGTGCGCAACAACTGGGGTGATACAGCTGTACTCATTGTGCGCAGCGATTCGTTGCGTGGAGCTTTAAACCTTGCAGCGGATTATGCTGAAGGAGCTGTAGACGATATCTTTAAAACTAAGGATGCTGATTCGGTATATGTCGCCAAGTCAGAGATAATTGACGGAATCCGTTTTATCGGTCGTACCAAAGAGGACATTGAAAAAGAGGAGGCTGCTCTCGAACAAGATGAAGACGCTCCGGTGAAAGAGCCGTTTAAGGTAAAAGCTTCGTTTATAGACGCGGAGATTTACGATCCTAACGATGCGAAGTCGAAATCTGGTGTACATAACAAAGACATGTTTGTTGTCTGGGCTTATGATGTAGTTACCGCCAAGAATATAGTGTTTGATTATGTCAAGAGTCTGTATGCCACAGTTTTAAAAGGACGCGAGACGCTTCGTGTAATCGGTGCCACGCAGTTCTACGCTCATACCTATGTGCCGGCAGAATACTGCAATGAGTATATTGAGCAGGAAGAATTGAAGTTAGCCGTGGAGGAATAAGTGTATGCGAACATTCACCCCCCCCAAATGCGAACACTGCATTTCCTACGATCATGTGGATTGCGGTTGTAAGGAGAAGAGTTCTCCGTTTTTCGGCGGAAATATAAGCCCGCTGCATCCCGCTTGCAATAGCTTTATCAGTACGGCAAAAGTGTATGCACCGAAGAATCGAGTGAAGAAATGGTTTAAGGTGCGCACGATGGACGATATGAGCGACAGCAGGGCGAGATTATATTAAATTTCTTAAATATAAAGATATGATTTATGTAGATATCGAAAAGCTCGAAAGTTTTAGACATCAATGCGACTTGGATTTTAGCGGTCCTAAATATTATGGACAAGCTCTTCAAAACTCCAATCGTAGATCTAAAAAATTAAGATCTAAAAACAAATAAAATAAAGAGAGCTAATAAAGACTGCCCTTTATGTAGAGAGGAACAATATACGAGAAAAGCAATAAACATTAAATAATTAACAATTAAACAATAAACAAATGGCAAGTTATAGTGGCAATATTGACTATCTTGCACTTAATGGGGCGCAGGTGTTAAAGGGAATTGACAAGGACAATCCCGAGAGAGTGTTCATTTGTACTCCCTTGGATGTAAACGAAATCAAGTGGGAGCGTCATCCGCAGGACCCAAACCGTATGGTGGCGAAGATGCGTGTTAACATCTGGCCTCTGAGTGAGAATTATAAGAATGTAGTGCGTCGTTCAGCCCAGGAGCGTGGCGATGCCAATGTTTCCGTTCCGACACACGAGATGCAGATGTCTTTTTCAGTTGACCATATCAAGGACATTGCAAGGAAATTTCCGAAGCTCGTAGAGCAAGTGAAGGAAGCCAAAAAAGAGCGCGACCCCGAGATTGTAAACCAAGACCCCACCGACGAAAATACTCACCTCTTTAAGGCTATCCGTCAGCGTTTAAACAAGCGTCTTGCCATGCTCTATCAGCCACAGCCCACCCAACAGTCGCCTTACGCCACACCTAATGTAGGTGTAGCAGGTGCAGCCACCAGTTGCGTGGCTCCGGCAGAATCAAGTGGAGTTGATCTTAGCGGTTATGCTCCGGCAAACGAAGACGACTGTCCGTTCTAAACGTTGACAGCCGCTTCCCTATAAATAACAAATAATAACTAACAAATAATAAATTAAAAAACGTGAAGCTACAAGCAAAATCATCCCGCGTACTCGCCGCAGCTTTGCAGAAGTCTATGCGCTGCATCGAGAGCCGTAACACCATAGCCATCCTCGACAACGTGCTTCTTTCAAAGCATGAGGACGGCAACCTGTATTTTACGTCTGCCTCCACCGACGCGCAGCTCACTATCCCCGCGCCTCTGACGGTCTGTAACGGACAGTTCAGTGGACCGCTGGCTCTGCCCATCAAGATTATCAGCCAGTATCTCGCCACACTGCCCGACTGCACCGTCACGTTGGATTTCGTCAGCAACAGCACACTTCAGCTGGAGTATTGCACCGGCGATGACGATAACGTGAAGGAAGGCAGGGTAACCATTCCTTACTACGACGGCAAGGATTTCCCCACGATGGCTGTCATGGGCGAAGAGAAGCTGCATATCACATTGCCTGGAGGCAGACTGCTTGACGTTATCGGCAAGACCAGTTCCTTTGTCTCTTACAATGAGCTGCATCCGACGATGAACGCTCTTTGCATAGACGTAGTGGAAGACATGAGCGAGGTTATCTTTGTCGGTACTGACGGCAGTATACTCCTGAAGCACACCTACTCTAACAACCTCGACAAAGGAGGTGGCAATTTCTTCGTCAGCGGACAGCCCGACAAGATGCTTATGCCGGTGTCACACTTCCGCCCGCTCGCCGCTTTCAACAGTTCCGAAAACATCGACATCATCAGTGACGGACGTGCCATCCGTTTCACGTCGTCCGCTGCCGACTTCCTCTGCAAGACTATAGAAGGCAGATATCCTAACTATAACTCGGTTATACCGCGCAATAATCCGTATCACGTCTGCTTCAGCAAGAGAGAAATGCTCTCTATTCTCAAGCGTGTACGACTGTTCGGCAGGGATGACGACCTCGTAGAGCTGCGCAAGGACGGAATGTTCTTCAACGTGTCGGCGCAGGACATCGACAACGCGCAGGGAGCGGAAGACCAGGTTATGATAGGCGATGCGGAATGTCCTGATGGCTTCCAGATTGGCTTTAAGGGCGAAAACCTAACTCGCTGTCTTAATGCTCTCGACTCTGACGACGTTCGCCTCCAGGTGTCTGACTCCACACATCCCGGCGTAATGACCGTTGATGTTCCTGCTCCCGACACATTGTCTTTGATAATGCCGATGGTGCTTGAAAACTAAATAATAATTAATAACTAATAATTAATAATTAAATGGACGATACTCTACTATTCATACCGCCTTGCTGCGTAGACAATAAGCTGCCCAAGGCGGTCAATCAGGCACCTCACCGTCAGCTTACGTTTTATACGCATGGCGACGTGACGGTGGAGAAGTTCTATAAGGCAGTGAGCCACCTTGTTATAGATCCTCACGTCATGGTGCTCACTATGCCTTTCCTCAAGCAGGAGACCTTCGTTTTTCTGGAGCAGTGTTTTGAGCGGGGTTGGATTACCCACCTCATTCTCTCCACTGCCCGCCCGTACGACTCGTTGCTGTATAGATACCTCGGCGTTTATATCGACCGCATCCTCTATGCGTCGAGCGTGGATGTCAGCGACCTAAGCAGCCACATGGTCTTGTATAATAAGGAGCGGTCTCTGACGCTTAGCGGACCTATGTTCGACCGACCTCAGAACTGTATACGTCTCGCTGCCTATACCCTCGTGTTCCACCCGTCGCATCTGCTTAACTCTACAAGCGACTGGGGCAACTCGCTCCGCAACATCCTCTTCCCCGACGTTTTGTGTCAGCGGCAGAAGCTGTTTGCAGGAGGCGTAAAACTGATAAAGGACAAGGAAATAGACAGGTTCATACACCTTGAGTTTCCTCCATTTAAAGAAGAATAAACATGAGACAACCCACACAGTCATTCACCGAACTGCGACGCTTTATGGAGAAGTGGCAGTGGGACGACCCACGCACGGGACAGCGCGTCACCGGCTTCAATCCACCGCAGACAGCCAGGAACGTACAGCGTATGCCGTTCTACATTCGTTTCCTCACAAAGACGGGACACGTAGACACCGGCACCTGCGTCTGCCTCTCGGTTGACACCATACGCCATCAGCGCAAGGTGCAGTTCGTGGAGAGTGGCGAGATAAGGGTTGTCAACGACATACTTGTGCTGGAAGTAGACGGCACGAGATTCATTACGCATTAACTGTTTCTTTATTATATATATTACACGTTAAAGTATAGTTTTTGGTAATAAGTTTTTTTACAAGAAAATCAAGTTTGTTTCGTCCGTGAGGATATGTACTTGAACCACGTTTTTAGCAAATATATTCTATTTTTCTCTTGGTTCGTGAGAATAGAGAGGTCTTTCAAAGTAACAATTTAAACCAAGATATTATGAGTAATTTATTAAAAAGTCTTTTCGGTAAGAAAGAAGAGACAACGAAAGAAACTCTGAGAGACATCTTAGATATAAGGCGTATTTTTCAAAAATGGGAAAACCATCGTTTGATATATTGGAGGAGAAAGGACAAACTTCTTTTAATAGAAGAGTCTCTTGCTGCTGTTGAGCTCTCTAAAGGAAGGGAGTTTTTTATGGACTTTCTAACAAAGGCTGCGTTATGGCAGAACAGCCATATCTTAGATGAAGCCTACGAAGCCCACCGTCTGAAGATAGAGACCGAGGCAGTGCGTAAGGCTCAGGCTCGTTTTGCGATGCTGACGAAAGCCGACCTTCAGCGCATCCGTCAACAGGCACGTGAGGACATGAAGCCCATACCGCCTGAACAGCTCGACTGCATCAAGGAGTTTGACATTCTCATTGTCCGTGCCAGTGCACCGTCAGCCGAGCAAGCCACGAAGGAGAACGGACAACTGCTTGCCGTGGGACATTTTGACGGGCAGAAAGTGGAAATGGCAATGTACGATGACATCAAGCATACCATATTCAGCCATGATTAGCCTCGAACTTGACCGGCACGATTTCGTATCTGCCGTTGAAGGATTCGCTCACGGTTCACACCTCCGTCAGCACGTATGGCGAGATATAGTCTATAGAAGCATCCCGCAGATGAATGACGATGAAATGGATTACTTCTGGTACATCTTCCGCAGGAATCTTTGGGAATGCTACTTCCGTAAGCGTGGTGATGAAACGGTGTTCGAGTGTGGTTGCGAGAACTATCTGCATGTCCTTGCCGCCCTGCATCGGGGCAACCGTTATTCCGTCACTTTCAATTCAGCCGACACCAAGGAGCAGACAAAGGTGACATGTTATCGCTTCAAGGGCCGATATCACGTCCTTTATATGCCAGGATGTTACGGCAAGACCATCGCCTCGTTCTGGTCGTATGTTCCCGACGAATGGGTAAAGGATTGTGTACGGCTCAACTTGCCCGAGAACAGTTACGTGCAGGAAGGCAGGGAAGAATGGTGGACCGATCTGAGCGTTTATGACAAATTAATCAAGTGAAAAATATTAACCGTAAAAACAATTATCTATATGAAAAAGGAAGAAGCAAAGTATCAGTCTCCGGCTTCGGTCGCTATGGCAGCAGCCGTTTTGGAAGTTATAGGCAAGGGAGAGAATCAGTCGATGGACACCTTAAAGCAGGACGTGGCAGATGCCTTCAGCTTGATAAACCGTGCTTTTGCTGCGTACCAGAAGTTTTGGGAAAAAGATCAGGAAACCAAAGACGAGACTCCGGCGGACAGCCAGAACAATGAGAGCGAGAAGCCGGAAGGCAACGGACAGGCTCTCAAGATAGACAAGGAGAAACTTGACGCATGCACTGAAGACGTTCATCGTGCTTTCCTCGCTTACAACCTATACGCCGTAATCCTTGCAAAGCACGGTGAAATAAATCTCACGTCCAAGCACCTGGTAAAGGCAGCAAAACGCATTGCCCGCGCTTGTATGAAGGACATTGAAGGCCTTAATCTTGACAATATGAAGGTCAGGATTACGAGAGTAAAGGGCAAGGGAGGCGAACTGAATCTGAAAATATATCCTGACGCTAACTATGAAGTCTGAAATGTTCATCCCCAAGGCTGGCGACATCGTAGCATGGAACAACGAGAGCAAGTGTACCAGCATCGCCGTGATGATGAACGAAGACGAGTTTAGCGTATGCCTTAACTTTCGTGGACGTAAGGACGAGGAGAGCCGAGTTTGGGAGTGGGACAATGTTCCGACTAACAAACCGCTCCGTAGGGCAGACAAGCTGGAAATGGCATGGCTCTTTGCCGAACTTATCGGGCAGGGATATGAGTTCCGGGCGGAGGACGGCAAGGTCACGGTGCGCATTGACAATGAGGCTCAGACCGACGCAGCCGAACATTCTGAACAGCCGGCTGCAAAAAACGACGAACATCCTATCACAATGCACGTGGAATGCGTCTTTCTTACTCGCAATCAACGCTTCGCCAAGTACATCTACGAGCTTGCCATGCTTTACAAGCAGAAGGGTTCGTTCCGTCAGATGTCCGAACTGTCACGTAACAATAATATTTCGTCTGTCAAGAAGGAGGTTTGTTTCCGTGTAGGCTTGCACGAACTGCAAGATCCCGAATGGCTCAAGACCCACAACGGACGCGTGTTCTGTGATAGCCTATATGAATATGTACTTCATCATACGGCACAGTTGCCGTTGATACCTAATTCCCAACGCCGATGAAGATTAGTCTTTCAACGCGTCCGCAAGATGTCATCGCCACTCTCGAAGGGGAGTGGCAGATGGCTGTGGATGCCTACATCAAGAACGAAGGCGGCAAAAAGGAATACGACCGCAAGCAAGACGGTTATCTGGCAGTAGCCGAAAAGGCGAAAGAGAATTTTATCCCTGCCACGTTCCTATGGCAGTCGCCCGACGGCAACAAGTGGTGTGTGTTCGAGCATACCACGTTCGACTCCGGATATGCCCACACCTGCAGCTATGCCTTCTGCTATTACTTGACCTTCGGCTTCGGAGGTGTTTTCTTCAAGTTTAGCAAGACATCCCCCGTCACCAACCAGAAGACTGTAGGATATATCTGCTATGAGAGTCATTTCTTCGAGCGTCTGCATGAGCGAGGCTTATACGAATGGCGAGGCATTGATACGCTAAAGCAGTTCATTGCCGACAACCACGGCAATATGATATACGGCACCGACATAGACAGTCACAAGGTGGACATTCGCATCGGCACGGCAATAGGCCGCGGTTTTCGTCATCGTGACTATCCGCAGGCTTATTACATCAAGACCGTGCTTGATGACAGCCAGCTCACTCGTACACAGCGTAAGACTACAGCTTTTGGCAGACGGTTGGGCGATACAGCCAACAAATATACCGACTTGCCGCCGTCCGCTTCAGTGGAACGTGAATGGGCAAGATGCAAGAAGGCACATGATGACGGGAAGGTAGGCGAATATAAGCAGATGCAGATACGCGACCTGGCAAGGCTGACGGGAACATCTCAAGAAACGGCAAGGGATGTTTACTATTTGTATGCCTTGTTGTATAATATCGTGCTGCGCCTGAAACCTTCTGTCTCGTGTAATCTCACGTCCGACCAGATACATGTTTTTCATGCGAAAAGCATGGAATTGCTCAAGGGTTGGAACGGAGAGGAAGTAAGCAATCTTGTCATCAAGACCACCATCACCAATGCCGTTCTTGCCATCAGCAAGCAGTTAGGGTGGAGTCTTACCCGTAGCGGAGTTTTGCGCAGTGTTCACGAAATAATGAATATTTAGCATCTGACATTATACCGATATATGGGCATCCGCTTCTATTTTGATAGTGATAGCGAATGGATGAAGAAGATTAAACAATAGAGGAAATTAAGGGAAAACAAAGGGAAATTTCCCCTAATTTGTTTTCATTAAAAGAATATAGATATGAAAGAACTAAATGCTTCTCAGTTAGGCACGGTTGAACTGTTCCGGAATGCGTGCAATCGTTTGGCAACCTTTGTCAACATGCAGCTCTTTGACGGTTGTCGTAATTGGTATTGGATAGGTGATGAAGTAGGTGGAGCGTGTGACTTCGAGGAAGCCGACGTGCTGAATCCGGAAGACATGGTGCGCATCATCGAGAACAATATGTCCTATGATGAATATGCCGAGTGGCGTGATGCAAATCTCGACCACGCGCAGTATATAAACTTAAAGTCGTGGCTCATGGGCGCACGGCATGAAATGTTTAATAAAGAAAATGGCTATGAAAGCGAGATTGGCAAAGAAAACAGTGAAGGCTAACGTCTGAAGCAAGAGATTTGACATTCATACTTGTAATTATAGATTTGCAATATTCTTTTATTCAAATGTTTTGTCCTTAGCGAAGGACATAGTTGTTCTTTTGGCAGTCGTTGTGAAACGGCTGCCTTTTTATCTTCCGCTCGGCAGCACGAACCAACCGCCACCGCCACGGAAGAACTTGCAACCTAAGTACAGCGTATCGAAGGCATCCGTGAAGTCGGTACGTTGCTGCAGGGGCAGCGTGTCTTCGCTCTCAGGCTTCTTCTCCTGACTCTTGTCTTTATGGAAACCCTTATACGAAATCTGCACCTCGCACAGCTGCATGGCAATGATAAGGTCCGGGTTGTTCGGCTGGTTGATGCGGATGGCAGGGTAGGAGAGGTGCGCCAAGCCGTCGTTGATAATCTTGTGCTTTACCTCGTGCTTCTCGGGAGCACCCATATCTATGGCTGTCACGTTCCACCCTCGCTTCTCTAATTCTGCAATCACGGTCATATAGAATCGCTCGTCTGACGAAGCGTAGGATGCTCCCTGCTTAGCCGTAGCATCATAAAAATACGTCACGTCGCGGTTGATGGCCCGCTTCGGTGCGTAATAATCCGAAAAATCGGCTATCAGTTCACGCAGTTTGCGCTCGTTCTTCACATAAAAACTCTTGATGACGTTCAGACATTCCATGCCGTCACGCTCGTACATCTGCCCAACCACCAACGTATTTATGTTAGCATTGTAATCCAAGGCTATATATAAATTTAAAGAGTTGATGCAGTCGGCATCCATGCGGCAGTCGTTGCGCTCGGACAGTTCTTTCAGATCCGGCTGATAACTCTCCGAAGTGACCTTTTGTCCGTTGATGATACCTGTAGCCTTGACAGTAGAGAATTTCGCCTGACTGAGAGGGTCTATAGAGTCGCCTGGGTCGTAACCGTGAACATTGTCGATGTCGAGATTAGAGTAAAAGCCATCGTTCGACTTCTGCATCTTTATGTTCAGCACTGAGCAAGCGAAGGTGTACGCCGGAAGATCTCGCTTGAGCTGTCGGATGTAATCTTCCCCTAAAAGGTCCACGTTTTCGAGCGTAGAAGCTCTCTCCACAACAAAACCTACGCGGCGCAGCTCACGCAGATAGCCGTCCTGAAACTTCTTTGAGCGCAGGAACATCTGCATTTCAAAATCCTCTCCAGGCGTAATCAGATATTCATAGTCGTAAACCAGTTCGGCATCATCCACGGAGAGTAGCTTATAGTTTACCGCCATATCCACCATTGCCTTCGTGATGTGCTTGCCATGATTAGGCATGATACGAAACTCTCCCTCATGCTTCATCATCTTCAGAGCCGTGTCGCGAATATCTTCTTTTACTTCTGCCGGCACCACATGCACCGAATGCCCCGACTTCTTTGCATTGTAAAGCATATCGTTGTAGCGTATAACCTTGTCGGCATATTCCTCCAACTGTTCTTGCACCCACCGATAACTTTTGCCCTTGAACGGACCCGTCTCAACGGTCAGTTCCAGCTTCTCGTCCTCATGTTCGAGCCACGAACCTTTAGCGGTCAGCGAAGCATCCGACACAAAGAGTCGTCCGCGGTAAAACGGATTGTATTCCGAGAAATTGATTTCGCCCAACGGATGTGTCTGTCCGGAAAGCGAAGGCATAAACTCCTCGTCAATCTTCTTTTTCGGAGCAAAGCGTCCCTCGTCCAATATTGCGTGTGAAAAAGTGTGGGAGTTTGAACTTGCCACCTGCGCCAGTGATATTGCTGCCCACTGGGCACCGTTAGCCAGCCAGATGATGTTGTCATAGTTTTTCGGCTTGAAGATGCTCGGTCGGGCATGACGTGGCGGTCGTCCCCAGCCCATGTGGATGCCGAGCACGAAGCCGAACATACGTTCCATAGCCGCCATTGTGCCAGGAATGGTTTTCGAGAAAGCCTGCTGTCGGGAAATGGCGAGCCATGCGCCCAGCATACCCGGCATGCTGTTGCTGACAGCCCAGACGCGCGGTGCCACAAGACCGTCGGTCTTACCCGTGCGTCGTCCTGCAATCACAGTTTCGTCTTTCGCTCCGATATGGAGCATCCGCTGCTGAAAGCGAGTCAGATAGATTTGGTGAGGTTGCTGCATATTGTTATCCTGATTTTGTGTTGTTCAAACCACAGAGGACACGTTTTTTCTACCAACGGAACACACAGAAACAACAGAAAAACAAATGTGTCGTATCTTGAATATTTCTGTGAATTTCGTGCTTTCTGTTGGCTTTTACATCTGTGTTCTATGTGTCCTCTGTAGTTTTATTTTTTTCGTTGGCGATATGTCCCACGTGCCATTTACTGCAGGTCCTGCACCGATACACCGTATATCCCTGTGCTTTGAGCTTCGGATTCTCTTGCAAGAACTCCCAAGCATCATCCTCCGTCTCGTAGGCCTCCTTCGCCTTCCATGAGCGTTGCTTGCGAGTGTAGTGCTCAGGGTCCGGCTTGAACGGCGGAATCTTGTTGAAATATTTGTGTCGTTTGTTGCTCATGTATTGTTTTTGTGTTGTTTTGTTTTGTTTTCTCTGTTGTTCTGACTCCCCTCAGTTAAACCATTTCACAGTCGTCTCGCCCTTATATCCTTTCTCCCATACAAACCAGGCGTAAGCCGCAGCGCTGCTTCCGCACTTGTCGAAGTCTCCATTCATAGCGCATTTCAGTCGCGACGAACTTACCCAAACGCGAATGGGGGGGGAAGAACGGAAGAGAGCGCGTCGGGCCTTGCCTTCGAGGAAAGTCAGCTTCAGAAACATCGCCACCTTCTTTCCTTTGGGAATGATGTTCAGAGCCTTCTCCACAAACTGCTGCGCGAATTTGTAGGGAGGATTGGTAACGATGTCTCCGTCCCACGCCAAATTATCAATAGCGAGGAAGTCAGCCACCTCGCCGTAGCCTCTATCCACAAGGTCGCGGCTCACCACCTCATACCCTGCTGCCTTCAGCACCTCGCTCATGTGACCCTCGCCACACGACGGCTCAAGAATCCTTCTCTCAAATTGTTCCAGCTTGCACAGCCATTCCGTCGCCTTCGGTTCTGTGGCATAGTAATCCTCCCGCTGCCTATCCGCATCCGTATGGTTGCTTGCGCCCAATGTCTTGAACACAGCAGCCGAGCCACCTACCCAGTCCTTAGCCATTGTCATCCTCCTTTCCGCATTTAATTGAATAGTTCATGTCTTTTACATTTTGAATTGTCGTTTCAAGAAAGAATTACTCTTTATGAGATCTATTATTTCCTTCTCTGAGTGTAAACCCTCCCAAAATACTTCAGTATGTGAATAACTTCTTTCATCATCAACAGAGAACGGCACGGCATAGTTGGTATATACAACGCCGTGATGTTTTATCAAGTGGCGACCCGGATTTTTGTAGATGTTATCAATCCACTTTTCGTTGTCACATTCAGTCCATATTTTGTATTCTTCATGGGTAAGGCCCTTGTCGATACCCATAGGATAGTGCCCAGCCTTGCCGTTGCCTTCAGTCCCGAAATAAATTATCTTTGCCATATCGTGATTGTTTTGTGTTGTTTATAATGTCAAGTCAATACCAAATTCTCTTTCCAAGAACTCCTTCCAGTCCGGTTTCCCGAACAGCGAAACGTTAGCCTTCTGCCAATCCTTTTCGCGAGGGAAGAACACATCACGCGCAAACCATTCGTACACGTTGTCGTAGCGTTGACGGACTTTTGCGTCGGGATGATTGTTCCAAAAGCGTTGCCCGGCACGTAGGTAGGCTCGTGCCATACGCGGATAATCCTTGAAGTAGAGGATGCGCTTGCGTTCTGTGGCGAGAGGGCAGCACATACAGCCGAGGCGTTTCGACACGTCGATTTGCCCCCGACTGGTATAATAGACTGGAGCGAGTGTCAGATGCCGATCTTCGACGAAAGCCAACACATCATTGTCCGTCCAATCGAGAATAGGATAAATGGCTTCCACATGATTGGCTTCCGTCTTACGACCGTAAAAACGGCATTCCGTAGGTTCGTTCTATCGCTCGTTGCGTTTCGAGCTCTCCGACTTCCTTACGCCCATGATGCACTTATCCATAACCTTATACTCCTTCAACTTCTCGCAACAGAATCTCGAGAAACGGTTAGGAAATCCCTTTTTCGCTACAATCTGAAAGAACGTTTCTTTTGGTCGGAGTATTTCGGCACCCATACGCTCCACATGGGCAATCGTCCCTGGAGGGTCAATCGTAGTGTTGCGGTAGATGGCACGGAAGCGGATTCCTGCCTCCTTAGCCAGTTGCAGAATCACGTCCGAGTCTTTGCCACCCGAATACGCCACCTCTATCTCACCGTCGTACCCATGCTGTATGCCTTGAAGCAGACGGATGGCACGGTCAATTTTCTTTTGTAAATCCTCTGTTACCATATCGTTGCTATATTGTTTTTGTTTATGAAGTTTATGTTATGCCTATTACTTCGCTAAGGTTATTCCTGTCACCTTATATTCCGTACTCCTTCAGATACCCCTCACACTTGAATCCCTTTCTTGGCATGAAGTCCTTAAAGTCGGTGGTGCAGAATATCATTCGCTTGTTGCACCATCGGGCCATATCCTTTTGCCATTCGGGGATGACGTGATTTGGATTTGTAGGGTTGCGGTATGGTTGTGCGTAGGCATACACGGCTCTGCCTTCATGGTTTTTGCGGAAGCGTTGCAGTCGCTCCCACCAGTAGTGTAGACGGTGGTAACATTCTCGGAAGTTGTTCTTTCCGCCTATCATGGTATAGAGAAAGTATTCGCCACGGAATCCTGCATCATTGATTAGCTTCATGGCTCGTTCACATTCCGCTATCTGTGCCGTGGTGTCGCAACCGAAGCGGATGCGAGAGTCTATCCATTTCACTTTGCCCAACAGTTCTGCATATTCGGTAGTGACAAGCCGTGCGTCCATCGCCTGATTGAAGTCGATATGATACCCTCCCCGAATGATTTTTTCCAACTGTTCTTTTGCATAGTCGCCAGCTGCAAGGATGTTGTTATCCATTAACACAACGTGCGTTCTGCCCCCGATGGCTATCTCTTCTATATCCATGTACGGACGGATGAACCCTTCCTTCTTTGGCACCACACACCAAAAACACTTGTTGGGACAGCCCTCGGTCAGTTTGCCGTAAGCATGGTTCTTTGGCACCCATGGGAACAACTCGTATAGCGGTTGCAGTCGGTCTATCTCGTCGGGAAGACGCTTATAGATGTCGTAGCCAGTGCCACCCTTCTCCAGTCGGTCGTAGGAGAACTGCCGAAAGTCGATGTCGGGCGAAAAGTTGAAAACCTTGCTGGCATACAGTATATCGTAATGATGCCTGTCGAAAAGGTCGGTAGGTTGTGCCCATTCCACTTCATCGCCCCTTGTCGTGTACCAACGGGCAATCTTGCCGAGAGCCACGTTAGGGTATATCGTAGCTCCCCGTTTCTTTTTGCCGTGTCGTCCGTCCACGTCTATGAGTCCTATTTTCATCTCTATTCCTTATGTTTCCGTTTATTCCGCGTCATCCGTTGGCTCGGAATTATTTGTCAATTTGCTTTCTTTCATGTACCCGTGTCTAATCACATCCTCCTCGTCCTTCTCCTCCATATACTCGAAGTAGTCCGGCTCTTCCGGCTTCCCCCCACTCAGCAGTTCCTCGTCTTCTATCTCCTGCAGGTCCTTGGTAGTAAGACCATACTTGCGAGCCATGCGTAGCTTCTCCTCCTCGGTGTAGTTGATGCGGTCGCGCTTCACGATGCTCACGTCCTGCGTGATGGCAATGTGGCTCATGTCCGGCATCTCGTCCGTAGCATCGCGCTCCTCCTGGAAGTTGCCATACACATTAGCTAAGGCTTCCATGCCCTTCGCCACAGCACGGTCGTTGTTCTGTTGCTTGCCTGTGCGGATAAGCCATTCTGCCGAGCTGAGGAACATGGCTTTATGACGCGGACTGTCATCCGTCTGGAAGAAACTTATAAGATGGTTGCATACTGTCACGTCGTTGTTAATTTCCGTGACAGTACGCGGACGGATATTCCCCTCGTCGTCGAGCGAAATCTTCAGAGCAAGCATTAATGCCTGAGCCTCTTCGTTGCCTTGGGCGGCTTGATTGAAGAATATCTCATAGTCACGCCGGGCAATATTGCGGCACACGGTGTGAGGGTCAATATCCTTGTTATGCTCCCACCGTTTGTAAAATTCAAAGCACACCTGCATACGGTAGCGTTGCTCCAGCTTGGGAAACGCCTTCTCAATGGATGTGCCGTAGCTCAACCACTTGTCTATACGGGCGAGCGTGTTTTGCGTAAGTCCTGACATATCATCATCGTTTTATGTTGTCTCAGACGAACTTCAGTTATCATCGAATGAATCGAACTGTTGCTCGTGGTTTTTTTTGAACAACGAATTTCACGAATTGTTTGCTTCATTCGTTTCATTCGATGACTCTTCTTATCCGTCCCCAACGTTTCTATATTCGTGTAATTAGTTATTACCGCATCTGAGCGTGTTTTATCTTTTGTTGTTATCTCGCTTGTAAAGTTACGATATTCCTCCTCCCCCATACGGACATCCTCAACCTCCCCGTACCCCACCCTGTCCGCTGTGAGTAGCAGCTTATAGCTATCTTTGTTGCATAAAATTCAGGACAACAACAACACAAAAACACAACACAAAACATGAACAATCCATTCTATGTCTCGCGAGCCATTGCCGCAGTGCTCGGCTTGCTGTGGGTTCACATAGAACCCTCTATTGATTTTATCACCGTGTGCTTCTTCGCCCTCATCATCGACTGCTATACGGCTTGGCGTTGCAACCGTCGTATCTACCAACGATACCGCGAGGAGATAAAGCGCAACCCGAAGTGTAAGATGGACGGTAAGCTGCGCTCCAAGAAGATGGCAAAGATGGTGTGGACCTTCTCCGTGCTTATCATGTGCATCTGCCTTGCCTCGTATCTTGACCGCAACATTCTCGGCTACATGAACACTCACCTCGCCAACCAGCTCACGGCCATGTACTGCCTGGTGCAGTTCGTCTCTATTCTCGAAAACGAGAGCACCTGCAACGGAGCGGCTTGGGCAAGAGTGCTGCAAAAGATTGTGGCAGACAAGACCGAGCGACACTTCAACGTGAAGCTGAAGGAGCTGATGAAGGACAAGGAGGAAGCGGAGGAAGCCGCTGACACCACGAAAGAATAACTATCCGCGGATGATGTTTTATGCCAACGGATAACACGAAGGACACGAATACGAAAAATCCGTGATATTCGTACTATCCGTTGGCAACAAAAAACAAGCAGTACTATGACAATAAGCAATATTCTTGAGCATTGGGCTTCCATCTACAAGCCCCTATCTCACAAACCTGAAAGCGAACGCTTGGAAGACCAGAGCTTCTTCCGCATCCGCTGCATCGACCTTGAGAACATTTTTTCCAGAAACGCCAACATCGTTCACTCGCCGTGTATGCTATACAGCATCATTACCACTGGTGAACTCGTTGACGCAAAGAAGGCATCTGTCTCTCAGCAGGTGTGGTTTCTCGCTAAAGTAAAAGACACACCGCAGACCCTTGGCCGTTACGACGGTCGCAAGATGGAACAGACAGCCGAAAGTCTGAAGGACTATTGTAAAGACCTCGTGTCGTGGCTTCTTGAGGTGAAGCGCACAGGCCGCTGTCCCGTCACAAAGCGCAGCTTTGCCGATGATGCCGTAGTGATGGCAGAGCTGCAAAGCATCGACACCAGTTCTATCTCCTTCGGCATGGTGGGCGACATCTATGCCGGACAATGGCTCGTGGTGGGCATGGACTGGAAGAGCCTGCAGCCGCTCTACAACTTCGCGTGTGGCAGCAACGGAAAGTATATCGTGCCGAAAGAGGACTTAAAAGGATAGGAGGGTAGGGCATGGCACGTTTCATTTCTCCCGTACAAAAGCCTTTTGCACCTCTGTCGCGGGTAGCTCCGCTGTATCTCGACCAGACTCTTATGGACCTTGAGAAGAATATGCAAGCACAGCGTATTTATCCAACTGAGGTTTATAAGGGCTATGAGGAAATCAATCAATACCGCAAGAAGCATGGAATGTGGTGGTCTACCGGAGAGGGCGCAAAGTCGTTTGAAGGACACATCTATCAAGCCGACGACCAAAAAGGATTGCTCACGGTAGGTATTCGCTATAACGACTATTTGCGATATGTTGACCTTGGTGTAGGCTTGACGGGCAAAATATATGTTCATGCGGAAGACGTAGACCGAGCACGTCCGGCAAAGAACGCCAAACGATACATTCGTGGCAAGTGGGACCGCAAACAAGGTAAATCACACCGTCCTGCCATCATGCGAACCATACGCAGATTGCGCGACCGCTATCGCAATTATCTTGCTGACTTCTACGGTTATCAAGGTGGCATTGAAATTATCTATGCACTGGAAGGACTTGGCGAATACGCTAAATCTACATTCTAACTTTAATTCAACACAAAAACTATTATGGCAAATTTAAAGACCGAAATAATCCTCTCTATGAATGGCAAGGCGGCTATCCAGGTGCTTGAAGCTCTGCGTGATAAAGCCAAGGCCGTAAGAGAGGAAATAGACAATCTTGATAAGAACGCTCCCGACTTTAAGGAGCAGAAAGCCGGACTGGAGAAAGTGTATGATGCCTTGCAGTCGGCACACGAGAATGTTATTAAGGACACGGAACGACTGGACCATGCCCTTCAAAATCTTACGTCCACCTCACTTCAGAATCTTCGCAAGGCTTTGGGCGACGGTCGCCGTCAGTTGCAGAAGCTATCGGAAGACGAACTGGAACAAGCCGATGAACTAAGAAAGAAGATGAAGCAGATAGGCGATGAGGTCCGTCTGCTTGAGGGTCAGTATGTCAAGATAGCCGATGGTTTAAAGAATGTCTCCAATCAGTCAGACCAATGGCTCGACAAGGCTATCAAGCAACAGCGCGACCTCGTAGGGTCTTTGGAAAAATCGGATGCGTCGTATCAGCAGAATCTTGCTACATTGAAGCAACTTGAAGCCGAGGAGGACAGACGCAAAGGCAAGATGAACGTGGCAGAGGCACGTCAAACGGTAAGTGATGACAATGCCTCTGCTTCGGATTTGCGTCGTGCAAAAGCAACACTTACGGAAGCTCGTGACAAGACAGCCATCGGCAAGACTGGAGAGATCGATTCTTACAACCGTGACCTCCAAGAGATAGAGAAGCGACTGGAGGCTGTGTCGGGTAAGGCGCAGAAGGTGGCAATGAGTTGGAACGAGGCAAAACAGGTGTTAGCTGCGCCAAACAAGGCTACTGGCGAGGACATCAAGCGCACGATGGAAGTGATACAGCAGAAGATACAGCAACTCCCTGCTGGTAGCAAGTTTGTGGCCGACCTCCGTCGCCAATACTCCATGCTCGAACAGACCCTCAAGGGCACCCGTATGTCGCAGAGTGCTCTCAACGACATTCTCGCCCGTAGCAAGAAGGGTAAAGCCTCCCTCGATGAACTGCGCCGTGCCTACAAACAGCTCGAAGATGAACTGAACCAAATCAACATCAAGAGCAAGGAGTTTGCCGACAAGCAGAAGTCGATGAAGGAGCTGAAGAAGAACATCGACGAGGTGACGGGCGCAGCCAATAAGCAGGGTGGGGCATGGCATACAGCGATGAAGAACCTCACGGCATACGTCGGATTGTTTGCGATATTCAATCATGTAAAAGACCTCGTTGCGGGTGCCATCAAGAAAAACTTTGAGTATTCGGGTTCGTTGACTGACATCCGTAAAGTCAGCGGTCTAACGATGGAGCAGGTAAAACAACTCTCCACCGAACTGGCTAAAATAGACACCAGAACAAGCGTAGATGGGCTTGCACAGCTCGCGTATGAGGCATCTAAGCTCGGCGTAGGAAAGTACGGAGTTGAAGGTATGGCCCAATTTGTAAGAGCCGCCGATAAAATTAACGTAGCAATCGGCGAGGAAATGGGTGAAAAGGCCCTCCCATCATTACTGAAGATGACGGAAGTGATGGGTCTTATCCCGAAGATGGGACTCGAGAAATCCATTGAAGCTGTAGGATCTTCCATGTTTAAGTTGGCTTCTACATCTACTGCCACGAGCAGTGACATTACTGAGTTTGCAAAGCGATGTACGGGTGTGGCACGAACCGCCGGTATAACAAGCGACCAGTTGCTCGCCCTTGGTAGTGCGTTCAGTGCGCAGATGGCTTCGCCCGAAGTTGCAGCCACCGCTATGTCTAAGTTTATTGTGGCGTTGCAGAAGAACCATAACTTGATAGAAAAAGACCTTGCTATCCCTGCCGGAACCATCAACAGTATGTATCAGGCAGGTAACGCTATGGATGCTATTGTCCTTATTCTTGAGAAGATGAAGGAGAAGGGCAACATGAACGCCCTTGGCGAAATCTTCAAGGATGTAGGTGGCGACGGTCAGCGTCTTATTTCTTCCATGGTTACTATGGCTAAGAACGTGGATATGCTGAAAGACCATCTTTACGAGTCGCAGGAAGCCTTTGAGGAAGCCACTGCCGTAGGTAAGGAATACTCGATGCAGCAACAGTCGGCCATCGGCATACTCGAAAGAGCCAATAACCTTTGGGAAAAGGCGTTTGTCAATCCCGACGGTGTGGATGCAGTAAAGAGTCTGGCAGAATTTTGGTATGAAATGTCGGCAACGATGACAAACAGCCCGTTGTTGAAAGGTACGTTGCAGATTGCTTTACAGATGGTTCTTATTTCGCTAAAAGGTCTCGCTACATTTCTTCCAGTGATTATTGGATATATGGCATCGCAAGGTGTATATTCTGGCCTGAGACTTCTGTGGCAATATGTAGTAGCACTCGGTATGGCTGGAAAGGCCATGTTCCAATATGTAAGAGCTCTTTTCACGGCTAACGCAGCACAAAGCACGTTAAACAAGACAATGAAGCTGAATCCGTGGATAGCTCTCGCGAGTGTCATTATCGGCGTAGCTGGAGCTATATATGGTTATACGCAGCGAGCAAAGGAAGCGGCTGAAGCAGCAAAAGAAGCGCAGCGTCAGGCAAACGCATGGCGTGAAACTCTCGGACAAGCCGCTGTAGAGACCAGCAATCTAAATAAAAAGCTCGCAAATTACAAGCGGATGATGAGTGAGGCAAACCTCTCACAAAAGGAACGCCAGGGACTCATATCGCGCTTTAATAGGGAATTTCGTTCTTATATCAACAAACTTGGTATTGAGATTAAGAGCGTAAAGGATTTGCGCGATCATTATTCAGAACTGGCACAGGAGGCTCAGAGATCTACTTATTATCGTATGCGTGAACAGGCAAAGCAACAAGCATTGCCTAAGTTGGATTCCAACCGAAATGCCGCTTCCAACGCATTGATGGCTCATGTAGAGAAGTTAGGACTGACAAAACTCGGTGTCACATTCCAGGACATAGACCGATGGGTAAGTGCAGGAATGGGTGGCGATGCGTTGTTTATGAAATTGGTAAAAATGGCTCCGAAGGACAAGACTGGCTTGGTTGATGGGTTTAATTGGAAAATAGGCAAACAGGGATATATCTATCGCGATACTTACGACAAAAACCGCAAGGCGGCTCCTGCTACAGACTTTAAGACACAGACGGATCTCGTTGATTTTCTTTCTGCTTCTCGTTGGTATGTTAATGCGACAAGAAGAAGATCGAATACGCTAATTCAGATTGATAAGTCTTATAAAAACTGGGTTCCCGTAGGATATACAGATTATACTGAAGACGATCCAGGAACTCTCGGAAAAGACGCTCCAGATAAGGACGCAATCGCGCAGGAAAAACGAGACAAACGCGACCGTGAGCGTGCTTGGCGTGAAGAACTGAAGCAGAAGCAAGACCAGGCGAAGGCTATCATGGACGATGTGGATAACTACTATGACCGTCAGATTAACGCTAAGTTGGCTCAAGCCATATCTCTTAATATGGATGAAGCCGAACAGAAGCAGTTTGTCCTCCCTCTTAAGCAAAACAAGGAAATAGCTCGTTCGCAGGTGCGTCTTGCGGTTGCAGGTCAACCGAATAAGTGGGAGGACGCAAAGAAGATGATGGCTGCTGATATGGTGGAGCAAGCGGACGAGACGGGTGTAAACCTTTCAAAAGATTTGCTTGACGGTATATTGAAAAACGACATCGAAAATTTGCGCAAACTTATGGAGCAGTTGGGCAAAGGCCTCGGTCTGTCTATGAACTCCATCACAGCGCAAATCTTCGCAAAAGCCACACGCAGCGAGCAGGAACTTCTGAAGATGCAGTTCAAACAGATGGAGGCACGCCGTAAGATTGCGATGGAGCACGACTATACGGGTATTGTTCAGCAAAACTCGTATGACAACTTCAATGAAATGGGTTATTCTGCGCCTACAAAGGAGGAGACAACCGTTACAAAGAAGATGGTTGACGGTAAGGAGATTCTCGACAATTCGGCTTTCGAGAAGCGCAAGAAGATCATTAAAGAGATGTTCGAGGCGGCTCGCCGGAATATTGCCCAGCTCTATACGATTGATGTTACTACTACAAAGGGTAGGGGAATGTTGATGAAGATGCTCTTTGGCGATGATCCCGACGGCATGGCAGCTCGTATCAAGACATCGTTAGGTGAGAGCGAAGATAGCTGGAAGGCTTTTTATCAGAACCTTATCCAGTATTCGGACAATTATGCGGAAGCTGAAAAAAAGAAGTACGACTCTGCAAAGAAAATAGTTGATTTTTGGTGGTCCTCCAATAAGCGCAATCTTGCCCAACAAACAAAACTGCGCAAGATGGAGAACGAAAGCAAGATGTTCGGCAAACGCACAAACCTTCTCTCTAATCTCGGTCTCGCAAACCTTACAGCCGACCCTGAGATAGAATTAATGAAGGCGCGTATGCAAGCTGCTGAAGACTATTACGCCTTTGTAGAACGTAACACGAAGAACAAGCAGCTTATCGACGAAGCCGAACGTGCCCGTCAGGAGGCGGAACTTGCCTATGCAAATCAGATGGCAACAGCTATGAAGTCGCGCCTCTCGCAGATGAAGGAACTTGTGCAGCCCATTGAGGATTTTGGCGGAGCCGTAGGACAGGCTCTTGCCGAAATGCGCTATGATGCCGAGAGCGCAAACGACGCTATAAAGTCTGCCCTCAAGTCTATGCTTGAATCATGGGGAAAGATGGCACTTAACGATGTGAACACACAAATGTGGAAAGCCATTAACGATGCCGCTGCCAAAAAAGGTAAGGCGAACGCACAGCCTGATATAGACGCGGCCCGTGCAAATGCCAATGCAAATGTTATTATGCCTGACTTCACCAATATTGGTACGGAGCAGAATCCGGTGTGGGTGCGCATCGTTGACAATCATTATGAGAACGCCAACGGCGACCGTGTGGGTGCTCCACGAGCATGGCGCAAGCGCAATGGTTATTCCACTGAAGACGACCGCGACGGATTTGCCCAATATGTAGGACAGGTAGGTGGCGAAGTCGCAGGTGTGGTTACAAGTGGTGGCTCTTTGTCTGATGTTGCAGCAAACGGATTAGGAGCAGCCCTTAACGTCCCTATTAGTGGCAAGGGAAAAAGCTCAAAAGACAAGGACAATCAGCTCAAGAAGGAAAAGAATCATCAAAAGGCTCTTACCAAGGAGGTAAAGAAGGGGCTTTCCGACCGAGAGAAGGCTACTGATAAAGGCGTAAAGAATATCACGAAGTCAACCGAACAAGGCAATGACGAACAAAGCAAGGGTACGGAATTAGCGCAAAAAGGCATGCTTGCAGGAACCGAGAAGTTCCTGAATACTTCCTTCCAACTCAAGCAGAAGAACAATGACGAGCAGGCAAACGCAGACGCGGATCTTGCAGAGAAACAAATGACGTTTTCTATTGCTGGTGCCATTGGTAAGTGTTTTCAGTTCTTAGGCCCGATTGCCGGACCTATCGCAGCAGCCGTAGTAATGTCAACTCTTACGGGATTGATGCAGTGGGCGTTAAGCTCGGCTTTCAATAAGAAGAAAAGTTCTTCCAAAGGTCCGAATACTAAGGTTGTTTCCGGCATGCTCACCTACGACTCCGGTAACGTGCAAGACCTCCGTCCGTTCGTCGGCAACGATGGCAGTCTTTATTGGGCAACCGAGGACAATAAGCCACACGACGGCGTAAACCTCCTTACACGTCCTACCGCCACCACCATCAACGGTCATCCGTCCCTGGTAGCCGAGAATGGTCCAGAGTTGGTAATCGGCCGAGAGACCACGCAAGCCATGATGATGAACAACCCACAACTATTGAAGGCTCTCGTCAATTACGACCGCAACTATTCAGGTCGCCGCGCCTACGACAACGGCAATGTAGCCGAAACAAGCCCCACAGTAGCCGCAGGAGCTTCTGTAAGCGACGAAATGGTGTCTGTACAAGCCAACACAAATATTGCGCTCCAGCAAGCCGTAAACGCGCTCCTGCAACGTTTGGAGCAGCCTATTGAGGCGAAGATTGACATGTACGGCCGTGGCAAGCTCTATGACAGCATGGCAAAGGCCGACCGCTTTATGAAGAATAAGTCATAGGTTAATGAATTATCAAATGTTAAAATTGTTAAGACCGTTTCGTTGAGATAGCGAGACGGTCTTTTCGTATGTGCCTTTTTCCCGAATTAAAATGGCGAACCTTGCACCTCTGTAACTTATTGATACTTTGCATTTTCAACGTGTCATATACGTCAAGAGTGCATAAATACATAGGAATCCTCTACTATATACTTTATTTTCCGACCATTTCTTTTCTTCCCCATTTTCAAAATCCCCGAACCTCAAATCAAAGGTTAGTAGCATTAACGCCTATGGCGTAACTAATACACTCTCAGTAAGTTATGGATGTATGAGAAAGGGGCAGCTCGGCAGAAAATGATGGATTTATGTGGAAATATGATGTATTTTCTTATATATTTTTTTCCTTACGCACCCTTATATCTATAAAAAATAATTAAATTTTTGCACTCTTAGAATATAACTAATTGAAAATTTGGAAGATAAGTAGGATTTTGGTTAGCACAAAGCTTGCTCAAAGCATACATTTGCCTTGCACATTCAGAACGTGTTTTGCACTCTTGGAGTAAGGACGTTCGGCTTGTTTTCTTAAAGTATGCACATTTGATTTCGGTTTTGCACTCTTGGGGAGTCTGAAGTGCAAGTTTACACAAAAGTCTTGAAAAGTTAAAAATGTATAAAAACATGGATAAACGAACGTAAGTTTTGGTTATGTTTGTTTTTATTCTTAAATTTGCAGTGATAACAATACTGACATTCGTTTAAGGCTATAATATGTTTGATGAAATTTGCTCAATATACGAGTCGTCCACCGACAACAAGGGTAGGTTTGTTGACCGTGAGACGGGCGAGTGCATACAGCAGATGACTATCCGTGAGTTTTGTCTGACGGACAGATGGAAGCCGTATGTGCAGCGGCTGCGTGCCATGCGTCAGGAATTAGGCAGCAAGGCGAAGAAGATGCCGGAATATATCGAGACGAAGAAGATGTTGCCGGGTGCTACCCTTAGTGGACTGTTCGAGCTCTGGGAGGATGACTGCATTGACAAGAACGGACGCACATATCGCGATGTAGTCAGCCGACGCGAAACGCATCTGAAGCAGCACACAGGCTGGTTAGCCATCGACATAGACTTGGACGACAATCAGCAGATTACCTGCTTTGACAATATCCGAAAGGTTTGCCGTTTTCGTCCGGAGGTGGCATTGCTCATGCGTTCCTGTTCAGGTACTGGCTATTTCGGCTTGGTGCGTTTGGCTTACCCTGAACAGCATAAGGCGCAGTTTAAGGCTCTGAGGCAGGAATATGCAGTGTTAGGCATCACGCTTGACAAGGCATGCAGCAACATCGGGCGTGTGCGCTTCGCCTCATGGGACGACCCTGAGCATATATATATAAACGAAAAAGCCATTCCATATAAAGGTCTGGATGCGGGAGAGACACAAATCTTGCTGACAGACACATCACACCGGCATCAGCCGGGCAGGTACAGCAAGGGTCCTGACAGTTGTGACATTATCTATCTGAAGGCTTCACGACTGGTCAGCAAGATAGAGGCGTGTGGCGTTGACATTATGGGATGTTATGACGAATGGGTAAGATGCGGAATGGCATTGCACGATGTGTCGGCTTTGTATGGATATGATATGTGGAAGAGGGTTTCACGTTTTCGTCCCTCCGAAGCGTCACACGGACATAAAGACAGCGACTTCAGTAGTCGTTGGGCAGGTTTTGCCAACAGCCGTGTGAGAGCAGAGACGTTTTTCTGGATGTGTAAGAATAGCAATATAGAGCTGACGGATGATGATCTCAGAGAGATTTATCAGACACAGTAAACAGGAAGGAATTTTGCCTTAAAATACCTTCTATGCGAGTCCTATGCGAGTTCTATTCGTGTCCTATTCGTGTTCTATGATTCTTCATTTTATATTTACTTCTTTTTCATTGATTATTTTAAATGAAAAATTTCAATAAAACGATATATGAAACTAATAACAATTACCGGTCCGAGTGGTGCAGGAAAGGACACTGTGGCTCGGATGCTGTCTGATCTGGGCGGCTATAAGGTGTTGTGTTCTTATACTACACGTCCGAAGCGTGAAGGCGAGATTGACGGTTTGGAACACCATTTTGTAGAGAAATGCGACGTGCCACACGACAAGATGCTTGCATACACACAGTATGGTGGCTATGAATACTGGACCACCATCGACCAGGTGACGGACAAGGCTATTTACGTCATTGACGAAGACGGACTGAGAGCTTTGCGTAAGAAGCTTCACAACGTAGATCTGTTTTCTATTTATGTGTCGGCAAATGAAGCAACCCGACTGCGCCGAGGAGTGTCACAGGAACGCATAGCCCGCGACATGGAACGCAAGCATCTGCCGTTTTCGTTCTTCAACGCATTCATCTTCAACAATGATTTGCTAAGCGACTTGCTTGACGAGGTGCAGCGAGTGAAATATATGATTGTGTGAGCATCGAGAATATGAAAATGCACTATCTATTAAATAACAAACTAAAATTCATAAGTAATGAAATTCACCGAGCCACAAGTGGAATGGTGGCAGCAGACCTCTCTTGCACAACATATAGCAAGGGTGGGCAGAATATGCTACAAGGCTAAGGGCAAGCAGCCCGAAGAAGGAATGACCGAAGAGGAGGTGGAAGCCTTTATTCAGAAGCGCGACGAGGAACGCTGCAAGGGATTTTGGGAAAGCGGACACTGTTCGATGTATCGCCACGGCACTGTCTACTTCTTCATGCCCAACGAAAAGGGTCTACCTAACTACATCTGGGCATATCTGAATGCTTCGCCTTACATCGACTATGCCACAAAGAACCACAAAGCATGGATTAGCACTAATATGCAGTTTATGCTTGAGAACAAGAACCTGATGGACGCGCTTAGCCCGTATGGTGTCAGCGAAGACGAGTTTATTGAGAAGGCTCGGAAGTACGAGTGCGAGGAGGCTTTCTCCATTATCCGCATGACGCTGGTAGTAACCACGCAGATAAGCACATCGCGCGAGCTCAACCGCACATCGCCCAATAGCATAGCCGAGCAGAGCACACGCTATTGCAATCTGGAGAAGAAGGGAGGCGTACAGATAGCACGTCCGCATTGGTATGATGAAGGCACTCGTTGGCAGCGTATGGTGTATGGCTTTGTATGCCGAGTGTGCGAGTGGGGCTACAACCGACTTCTGAAGGCGGGATTGAAGCCGCAGGATGCACGAGGTGTTCTGCCTCTTGACACCTATACTGTTGTGGCATATACATACACTATTGCCGACTGGAAGCATATTCTTGACTTGCGCTATCATCGTAAGACGGGCACACCGCATCCCAATGCAAAGATTGTTGGCGAGAAGATACGTAACATCATCCTTGAGCGCATGCGCCAATACTTTGCGGTGTTTGACATTTAATCATTAATATAAACTATATATATATCATGGCGAATTTAACATTAAACGAATATCAGAACAAGGCAATGAGTACTTGTATGCCTGAGAGTGACAATCTCTTCTATATGCTTGCCAATCTCGTAGGTGAGGTTGGCGAGTTTGCAAGCAAAGCCGGCAAGCACATGCGTAAGGGCAAGCTGCATATAACCACAACACAACGCGACGAGGAAGGCAAGATCCTGCATACGCAGGTATGGAACGTCAGCGACGAGGAACGTCATCTTATGCTCTCTGAAATCGGCGACATTCTCTGGCAGACTGCAGGACTGGCAAAAGTAATGGGCGTTACGCTCGAAGATGTGGCAGAAGAAAACCTCGCAAAATTTGCCTCTCGCAAGCAGCGAAATGTCATTGCCGGCGATGGTGACGAGCGTTAGTATTTTATCCCGATAATCGACCTTATGATAAATAGCATAAATTATGGCTAAATCAAATCCTATCAAAGCGCGAGAAGAACTGGTGCGCAGTCAGCCCACCATCTACTCTTTCAACTTTCGTGATGTGCCTTCGGGTAAGTATGCCGAGACGCTGGACGTGCTCTTCCATAATCCGGATTATAGCGAAGCCGTTGAGAAGCGTAATCGTCTTGTGAAGTCGGCTGAGCGTTTGCGTCCGGGTTCGAGCGAAATGGTGAACCTTATGCGTACCATCCAGCAACATGACCGCAAATTGGCGGACACTATGTATGCCTCCATCGTGCAGACAAATCTACATTCAGAGGTTAGCTATGATTTTCTTTCGTTCGGCACCCTGTTGAAGTATTATGTTAATTACAAGAAGGACGGTATGCGTGAGCGTGTTGACCGCATGGCAGCCAATCTTGATAAGGTTACGTTCCTCGCCGATATGCTTGAGAGTATTGTTACCGACGTGAAAGCTGATATGCGGGAGGTGTTTGATGGCAGCATTGAGTTCAATCAGTTTGATGCGGTACTGCATGTTCTTACTCAACTACGCGGATTCTTTAAGTCTGCCCGACGTGGCGATGCTGATTCGCCCGAGGCTCAGCTCTACTTCGACTACTCCGACTCCATCAATGATTATCTTGAGAAAAGACTGAAGACATATATCGACAAGTATCGCAAACTGCATCCGGCTGCGCAAGTCTACACTGAAGCCGACCTCATAGAAGGTCTGAATCAGTTCTTTGGTCGTAGCGAGAAGTTCGACATGAGCGTTATCGCTCATACCGAGTCGGGAGGTTGCTATATCGACCTTGCGCAGCTCTGCCTTCGTCTTAGTAGAAACGACATTGAGAGGATAGAAAAAGTGACTGGCAAAATGCAGTCTAACAGCATGACCGATGCTGCATTGCGCTACAGCTTCAATGCCACTGATTTAATTATGAGCCAATACCAACGGCCCAAACCAAAATAATAACCGTTATGCCTAATATTTACCTTCGCCTACCTACGAGTCGCTGCCAGTTTTTCCGCAATCGCGACCCCAAGCACGTGCTTGCCAAGGACGAGCCGTTGGTGTTTAGTCCGTATATGCCTCACCACTTCGTATTGCGCAAGTATATAACCAACATTCCTGCCGTTGCACAAAAGGTGAACCCGCAATGCTTCTCACATCAACAATGGCGTAACATGATGCAAGGCAAACACCCCAACGGTGGAGAGATTGTCACAAAGCGTGATTCGCATGAATACCTGTCTTTTGACGAGGTGCAACGGTTTAATGGAATACAGGAATACTCTAAAAGTGACAAAGAAGACTATTTGTGTATAAAGCTACCTTCGGAGGTAGAGGTGATTGACGTGGTTCGTCAGGTCACGCCGGCATGGAATCTGAGTACGCGCGGCATCCGTCAGTTGCTTATCATGCTGAACGACGATTTTAAGCGTAGTGTCGTAGAATGGGCTTTAGCCACATTCGACTATTGCATATCCAATAAGCGCATCATTTGCCGTCGTCAAACAGCTATGCTTGAGCGATTCTTGATGCGCTATGGCATAGACCAGAATGAGAATGAAAAAGACACCCTACGTCGCATCATCAATCGTTGGCTGACTTCGGATCATAGCAATTTCAAAGCTTATTCATTTGCTGATATGCAGTATATAGATGACAGCGAGAAGGTTTATTTCGTAGATGATATATTGTTTGGCGATTAGAATAACGTAAACAAGAGTTAAATTAAAATTTAAAACAAGTTAAAAAACAGCCGTTTTAGGTGTACAAAAATGCAACTACCCGATAAATGCAAAGAATTGTTCCTCGAAGGCATTACTGATGTGATGTTTTATCCAAGGGAAGAGTGTGTTATCCCTGTGCCGTTCAATATGGCACAAGTGTTATATATTAATAATTGTAGTCTGCCTGCCGAGCCAACTTTGCGCTTGGCTACGAGTGGCGAAAACTACGTTATTGTAGAGAATCTTAAAGTGAAGATGACGTTCGCCAAACAGGGCAATGGCACTATATATACATATAATATTAGTGCTAATGTGGCAAATGGAGGCGAAAATGTGGCTGAAGCGTACCGAAATATGCGTGATAAGGAGTATCTTGTGGTATTGCGCAAGATGGACGTTTCGTTGCTGTTGTGCTATACCTTACCCCATACATTCGGTATTGGTGGTACCACGGATCACAGCCAGACTGATTTGTCGCGAACCGTCACAGCCACCACTCAAGCCCTGTCGGAGCCTATACCCATCACGCTTCGAGAGTAAAGCTATGCAACCATTTTTCTGATACATTATATTATACTGTTTAGAGCCGCTATTCGTGAGAATGGCGGCTTTTTTTGTCCTAATGTTAAAAACCACGGTCTTTAATTTTGCACATGGATAACACAGCGGAGTGGAGCAGCTGGCAGCTCACTTGGCTCATAACCAAGAGGTCGAGGGTTCGAGTCCCTTCTCCGCAACATAGTCAGTCGGCAAAAAGATTGATTTTTCAGGATAACAACACAAAACACAGATTTTACTAATGATAACAACACTTCTTGAAGTTTTCGCTACAAGAGAATGGATGATGCACCCGCCTATCCTCAATGCCATCCGCATGGCCATGCAGGAGAACATCGCAGGACGTGTCGTCCTCTCAGCAGAGCAGGTAGCAAAGCACCAGGCTTATGCTATCGGCATGACCGCCGACGGCGAGAGGTCTCGTTTTTCCATGTCGGCAAGTGATGATGATCCAGACGCAGGATGTGGTCCAAGCGAAAAGGAGGTTTCTGACTTCGTAGCTGTAATTCCGGTATGCGGACCTATCACACGCAATGGCGACGCTTGCTCTTACGGATCTATCGACTTCCGCAACATGATGATGCAAACTTCCGACTATGAGGAGTGTAAGGGCATCATCGTTTACATCAACTCCGGTGGTGGTTCGGCAGCAGCAATTCCCGACTATAAGTACGCCATCGACTATGCCCACTCAAAGGGCAAGAAGGTAATTGCCTTTGTGGATGGCACTTGCTATTCGGCTGCTATGTATCTGGCTGTGCTTTGCGACGAGATTTACTACATGAACGTGAAGGACGGTTTCGGTTCTATCGGCGTGATGGGAGGCTTCTACACTATGTTGTCTGGCGAGAAGAACGCCTACACAAACGAAACTTGGAATGAGATTTACGCCACACAGAGCTACGAGAAGAACAAATGGTATCGTGATGCCGCCAAGGGAGATTACGAGGAATTGCAGAAAGACCTTGACGAGACTTGCGAGGAGTTTATGACCGACGTAAAGGCCCACCGTCCGAATGTCACCGACGAGCATCTGCATGGAGCCACCTTCGAGGCAAAGGATGTTGAAGGCATACTCAACGACGGACAGTCAACTCTTGACGAGCTTGTAAACCGTTTTCTTGCGGACGATGATTCAAAGCCAAAAAACGACACTACAGCAACCAACACAAACACAAATATAAACATGGAGAATTACCCATTGATTTGCTCTGCTTGCGGACTGCAGGCTGGCGAGATTGCCGTTACGGAAGAGGGCGCGTATATGAACGCCTCGCTTCTTGACAACCTCGAAGCCCACATGAAGGAAGCCGAGCAGAAGGTGACTGATGCCGAGCAGAAAGCCACCACAGCGGAGAACGCTCTCGCGGATTTGCAGGGCAAGTTCGATGAACTCTCCGCTCAAGTAAACGCAGCCAACGAAGCAAAAGCAGTCGCGGAGACCGCACTTGCCGAAGCTAAGGAGGCTCACAGTAAAGAACTAAGCGACCTTAACGCACAGCACACCGAGGCTCTTGCCAAAAAGGACGACGAGTTGAAAGCTCTCACCGAGGCAAAGAACAAGGAGATTGCCGACCTCACAGCCGCTAAGACTGAGACCGAGTCAAACCTTCAGACCGCAAAGGACGCACTCGCCACAGCCGAGCAGTCGCTTGCCGACAAACAGGCTCAGATTGACGAGCTGACCCACGATGCTGGCGCAGAGCAGAACGCTGGCGAGGCTCCGGAGAATAATGGCGAGGGAGTGAAGACTCGGCAGTTGCGCACATTCGACCCCAGTCAGTACAAGACTAACGTCGAACGCAGAGAAGCCTTTGAACGCTTCAAGCGTGGTGAGGAATAGTATTTCCCTACCTCAGCTCTCAACCAACACAAAAACAGACAACACAACAACAACACAAAAACACAAACAATTATGGCAACACTTCCAGACAACTTTATCGGAAAGGATGCGCTTCAGCATGTAGCCGAGCAGGTTTCTAAGGAAATCCTCATGGGCATTGGTTATACCGATCCCGCTGAGACCGACCGTCTTGGTATCGACATTATCAGCGATCAGCAGTTTAAGCGTACCTTCCACATTCTTCTCCGCAAGGGTGGTACAACCCGTCGTAAAGACGTTCACTCAGTAGTAAACAGTCAGGCGGGATTTTTGACTGAGCGTACTCTTGTCGCCCGTCTTGCTTGGGATCACTTTACCGATTCTATTGACGCATATTGTGAAACAGTATTCGGTACGGACGCTCAGGGTCAGTACCCGATGTCAACAGCAGCGGTAGAAGCGATCCTTCGTAATTACGCCGACAACCTTGCTGCTAACTTCTGGTTTGGCGACATCTCGCTCGACGATGGCAAGGAAAACGTTCCTGCCCACGATCAGGCATTGGCTCTCTATGACGGTATTCACACCTGCATCAAGCATGACATCGAGGCTGGCATTATCTCTGAGGCTAACGGCAACCTCATTCCTTGCGAGCTTATCGACGCTCCAGCTGACAACAATGACTCTACACCTTACGACAACTTCTACAACTGGTACCTGAAGTGGGACGCTCGTCTGCGCAAGCAGAAGACTCTTGTCTATATGAACGAAATCACTGCTCATAACATCGCAGCCGGCTATGCTAACAAGTATCACGGTAACTACAAGGTTGATTATGACGCAGGTGGCAACTTCGTTTTGCCTGGCATGTCAAAGGTTACAATCTGTCCTGTTTCTGACTTTGGTGTAGGTGACCGTATGTACGCCACTGTACCGAAGAACCTTGTTTACGGTGTAGATACACTTAGCAACGAGACTTATGTGGGCGTTAAGGTCGGCACGGACACAGATTTACGCCAAATCCAACTCCAAATTCAGTCAATACAGGGAGCCGGACTGAAGGTGCCCTACGCACACTCGTTTGCAATGTCGGACGGTAATCTCGCTAACCCTGACTTTGTAGCTGGTGATTACACCAACTCTAACCTCGTTGTTACTCTCGCAAAGGCTAACGCTCAGGACGAGGGCAACATCGACGGAACAGTGAAGGTGAATGGTGCTCCCTACAAGAATCCTATTGAGACTTCTGTAAATCAGGTTATCTCGCTTGAGGCAGCTGACGGCACCAACTACAAGTTTGTAAACTGGAGCAATGGTTCGACCGAGAAGAAGATCCAGCTCACTGCCACTGGCATGAGCATGGGCTTGATAGCCTTCTTCAAGAAGAACGGCTAATCCCGCGAGGCGGTTTCTTTTATCTCTATAAATCCCCGGCGGCGGTCGCTTGACCTGACGGAAAACAGTGACCGTCGCCATTTCTTTTTTCGGATAACACAACACAAAAACTTATAAGAATATGGCAGTAACAGCAACATGTCCTGAGATTAAGGACGTTCTCGCAGCTAATGAATGTCTTGAGAACTTTGGTGGTCTTGGTGTCAATGTCTACGTCTTCAATAAGGCAGACCTTAAAGCTCCCTTGAAGGCCGAAAAGAACATCTACCCTGCATTGACCTCTGAGTCGTTCAACACTGGTAAGGGTCTTTACAAATTCGAGTGTAAGGAGAGTAGCCAGGGTCACTCTTTTGAGTCACTTGGCCGAAGAGGCGGTTATAAACAGACGATTGACTATGTACTCGAAAGCGTAAACGCAGAGTCGGCAGAAGTGGCGCGAGCTCTGAACAACCTCGACCTTGGCTACATCTTCCAGGATGGTGAGAAGAACATCATCGTGTACGATTCTCAGCATAAGGTAGAGTACGCTTCCGGTGGCATTAAGGGCGACACGGGCAAGAAATCAGACGATGAACGTAGCGTTGTTTGTAGCGGAACTCTCCAGCCTACAGCATACGGACGTTATGAGATTGCAGAGCCTGAGACCGGCGGTTGGGACTCGCTCCTTGCGACAAAAAAAGAGTAAGCGATATTGACGCACAGAGCGAGGACAATATCGCAAAAGAAGTGCTCGACAATGCCGATTCTTCTTTCTTCAGTACAAGTGACGAAGAGGAAGGAACAACGGCAAAGAAGAGCAAAAAGTAATCGCTCATACGAGGAAGGTTTTTCATCATACGACAATTCCCTGCATCAATTCTTTATATAAAAGGTATTGATGCAGGGATTTTTTATTATACACATATTAGTATTTTGACAAAATAATACTAAAATTAGCATTTCTAATATCAAAGCGAAACCAAATACGATAAATACCTGTAACTTTGCAATTAGAAAAGATTTTTTGATTACGTTTTGTTGTAAACGTAGAATAACTAAAACTTATAGGATTTATGGAACTAAGACATTTGCGTTCGTTTGTAAACGTAGCTGAAACCAAGTTATTTAGTATGGCAGCCACACGTTGTTGCGTCACCCAGTCGGCGGTAAGCCAGCACATTCGTGCCCTGGAGGACGAGTTGGGCTGCAAATTGCTTATCCGCACATCACACGGCATTATGCTCACCGAAAGCGGCGAAGCCCTGTTGCCTCGTGCCAAAGAAATACTGAAGCAGACCGAGGACTGCAAAGAGCAAATCTATGCCCTCAACAACTGCATGACGGGCGAACTGCGTATAGGCGTAGGTTCGTTTATTGCTCCGTACGTCCGTATGGCAGCATTGATATTCATGGAGAGATACCCTAACGTGCGTATCAATGCCGACTTTACTAAAGCCTACATCCTCAACCAATCGCTAAGAGCGCACATGTTAGACCTTGCTTTCACCATGAATATGGCATACCGCCACGAAGGAATAGAGTCGAGACCCTGCATACCCTTTAACGTGTATGCTATCATGCGCGATACCCATCCGCTTGCCTCGCTCTCAAAGGTGTCGTATGAGGACATTCTGAAGCACCCCATCATCATGCCCGACATAGGCGAACGTGCCATTGAGACCTTTCAGCAATACATACAGCGCGACCTATATAAGCTCAATATCAAGTGCATCATCAGCGACCCTGACGAAGCTCTTGCCTCGGTGGAAGAAACCAAGTATATAACCTTCATGCCTAAGCTCTACCTGCGCAACCACCCTACCCTTGTGGCACGTCCAATCGTAGGATTCGAACAGCAGTTGATGAGCAACGCCCACTGTATGCAGGACGTACCAAAGAAGCGAGCTGCACAACTCTTCCTCGACATCATCCGCGACGAGGTAGTGCCATACATTTCCGTAGCCGAAGAGTCGCAAGGAAAGTTCACACCGCCACCTTGATAGTCATTAGATTTTCTTATAATGAACTGAGCCTCACGTTAGCAGCGTGAGGCTTTTTAATTTTAGTATTAGCCGAAATTATATGTTATCCCATAGCAAGAACACTTAATAAGAAACTCTTCGCCCACACCACTTTCTCCCATACCTTTGCAATAAGTTCAATAATGAACGAAACCAACCAAACACAAACAACTATGCAGATTAAAACTAATGACGGCAACTATGATGTTGCCAGCAAGGGACTCGGCAACACAGCCTTGGGTCTCGGCATCGCAGGCTTGGCAACGAGCCTATTGGGAGGCAGCGCCTCGCTTCTGGGCATGGGTAGAAACAACGGCATGACCGCCAATCCTACCGACCCTGACGCGCGTTTCGTAACTAAGAGTGAGACTAACCTTATCCAGGAGAACAGCACTCTGAAGACCGAACTCGCCATTCAGAAGAGCGAGAACTACACCGACAAGAAGCTCGTGGAAGTGACACAGTATCTCGACACGAAGTTGCGCCGTGTGGAAGACAAGGTGGATGCAAACAAGGATGCGCAGCAAGCCGTCAACGCACAGCAGATGGCTTACAATGCGGCTGCTAACGCCAGCATCGACGTGCTCAAGTCGCAGGTGGCATCGTTGTCGAGCGTAACCAAGCTGTTCATCCCTTCAACCAACGTATGCCAGACCGGTTGCGGTTGCGGTTGCGGATGCAATCAGTAGGAGAATGATGTAATCCTGTTGTATATATGGAATACAAAAACTCACAAATTTTGGCGGCAGTCGTGTCCGAATGGGCACGACCCGCCATTTCGCAGATAGCCGCAGGCAACCTCATGCGCCTACCCATGCTTCAGTCTCTGCAAGCCACCATCAGCTCGTTAGGCATTGTTAGCGGCAACTATGCCCTACAGAAGGACATCGAACCACTCATTCAGCCCATCGTCAACTCGCTCGTCGCACCTATGCTTGCCCGATATTTCGGTCAGATACCCGAAGAGAGCATACCGCAGATGGCACACGACATAGTGGAGAAGATGCGAGGTAACGGACCGCTGTCGGTGCTCGAAGGCATGGTGACGTTTGAGGAGGAAGACCTCAACGAGCTTGCCGATCTTCTTGACAAGAACCTTCCCGTAGAACAGACGCAAGGCTATCATGTAAAACATTAAACAGAGTAACAACACCAGCGGCGGCAAGCATCGTCGCTATAATAAAACAGAAACGATTATGAACAAACGTACCATTCCGGCTATCATCATAGCCACACTTGCGGCAGGTGCAACCGCCGCCGCACCCTATTATGATGTCAACATCACACAGCAGCTCTGCACACCGGCTTGTGTAGACGAGACTCCCGTGTTCGCTCCGAAGTTCTCCGTCAAGAGCATTGCCAACGTAGGCACCTCACAGTATATCATCGTCATTCACGTTGAGGGCGTAATAAACTACATCCCTTGCAACTGCGGCTCGTGCTGCACACGCTCACAAGTGGTGTCGCAAGACTTCACCATTCCTGTGTTCAGCGCCACCGCCATCAATTCGGCAACAATAGCAGTGGGAACCGTCCAGAACGGCATAGCACGCATGTCGTGCTGCAGCTGTTCCAAGACTTTCGTTTCCGACTGCCCCGTAACGCTCACCCTTGTAACTACATAAAGCCATGATAGTTCTGATAGCTATAGCCACCATGATAGCCGCCACGCTCGCCCAACACCTCGGACTGGCCGAAGCCATTGCCCATGTTGTTGACAAGGTGGCATCATGCCCTCAGTGTTTCACTTTTTGGGTTACAATGTCGGCGTTGCTCTACCTCGGCTACGATGTCTACACATCGACGCTGGCGGCTATTGTGGTGGCATATCTGTCAAACTGGTTTGTGTTGTTGCTGCTTATTCTTCAACGTAAATTCACAAAGCTATATGAAAAAGAAAGACACACCACCGACCGCCTCGAACACTGAGGCAAAGGCAGAAAGCAAGCCCGAAGCGCAGACCTTCTATCCTATATTGCATGTCTCTGTGCAAAAAAGCCTGATTGTCCCACATTTTCGGGGCATTTGCCCTACATGTTAAACATATAAAACTCAAACAAAATGAATTACAAACAGATGATTGAACAGGCTCGTGCCAATGGTATGGCTACCGAGAAGAAGATGTGGGCAGCGGTAGAAACTCTTTCTACCGACCTCCTTGCGCTTGAGCAGACAGACCCTAAGCTCTACTGGCACATATTGCGCCGTCAGCACGCCGTTCTCTACGGACGGCACTATTCTGAGAAGATGGCTAACCACGATGTGAACGCTCTTGTCTATAGCGGCATGTACGATGAAGAGGGTATGCCAACCGGCGGCGGCGCACATTGGACCCGTATCAAGGTAGACGAGCTGACTAAGGGCATGAAGTTTCACGCCAATGTCAACGCATGGGACAAATACGTCGCCTTCAACTCTATGTATGCCGACCTTTGTGCTTGCATGAGCGAGGAAGAGATAATCAAAGCCGCCTACGCTTTCTACTTTTGCGATGACGACTGGCAGCCATGCGAAGATGATTGCACTAAGGTATGGGACTATAACGCCCTACACGCCACCCTCTAACACTTGGCTTTTACATTTGTTTTTAAGCCAATGGAAAACTCGAAATTAACAGAAAATTTGCACTCTTTTCTGTTTCTTTTGTGTATTCTGTTGGCTTATATTTTTTTCGTGCAAATAGCAAAATTCGTTGTCCCCTCCCCGTCGTTGTCCGCTTTTGATGTCCGCCCCACCAAAATAACTTTCCCTATCTTTGTCCTCGGAAAGTTTAATTAATTTATTGTTTTATGTTCAACACACCCGATACCCGCAGCATCGACCTGCGTATGCCCCGTTCGTGGAACGAGTGCACCACCGAGCAGCTTGAGCTAATCTCCCGCGTCATGCTTGAGCAGATACAGCGCGTGGACCGCTATCATCCCTTTGACATGCGCAACGTGAAGATAGCTTGTTTCTTCCTGCTTGCCGAAGTAGATATAGTGAAAGGTCCTGACGAGTCGCTGCCAATCGAAGACCAGTACTATCTGTGCCGGATGGCATCCGACCGTCCGCGCCGCATCCGTCTGCCCCGCAAGAGCGATGACGAGAAGGTTTTCCCTATTTATCTCTGGCAGCTCAACTATTGGCTTACGGCCAAGTCCAAGACCGACGACCGCAACTCGCCCGAATACATTGCTGCAGGAGCCGGCACACTCGACTGGATGGATAGCGAGAAGGACAGTCCGCTCACACGTTTCCCCTACCCCACGCTTCGCCTACGCAATCCGCAGCACTGGTTACGCAAGCGCACCGAGTTCTCTGGTCCGGCGCAGGATATGGACGGCTTCTCTTGGCAGCAATACCGCTTTGCCTCCGACCTCATGGGGCAATACACCTCGCTCGACAACAATCTTATCAAGATGAAGAAGATGGGTAAGTTCACGGCCGAACAGATGCAGTTGCAAGCTGACAGCGTAGACCAGGCACGCTCCATGTTCCTCGCCACCATCTTCAACCAACGCATCCCCTACCTCGACCCGAACACCTCGCTGCGCACCGTAGACTTCCATTACGACACCCGTCAGTTCAACGACAACGCAGCCTACTTTCGTCGCTTCCCCGACCACCAATGGCAACCCATCCTCTTCTGGTGGACCGGTATGATGCACACCCTCTCACGGCGTTATCCTCATGTATTCAAGGTGCAGAAAATCGACCGCACACAGCGACCCTCCACCCCACTTGAGATATATACCGCCACCATCGCCACCATGCAGAAATACGCCTCGCTCACCGAAGACCAGGTAAACAACCAGTCGTATTCGCTTGTATTGGAGCATCTGGAGCGACTCTCGAAGGAGAATGAAGATATGGAGAAACTGCGGAAGAATTGATGACAATAACATTAACAAACATAACGGATTTATAGACATTATGACAAAAGAAGACACAAGAAAACTCATCGCTGTAATGCAGGCGTATGTGGACGGCAAGCAGATATAGTGCACGGATGACGAATCAGAAATTTGGATAGATGTAGAATCACCCGAATGGCATCCCAACTACGACTACCGCGTAAAGCCTAATCTTACTTACAGACCTTTCCTTAACGCCCAGGAGTGTTGGCAGGAGATGCAGAGACATAAGCCGTTCGGATTGGTAAAATTCATCGGAACTTACTCTGCCGTCGTTGCTGTTAGCAATGTGGATGTGAGCGTGGCAACTGTGGATGGAGAGGTTGTCGTTTATCCATTCGTTGATGTAAAGGAAGACCACACCTTCGTTGACGGCACGCCTTTCGGCATCAAGGAGGAACGCTAAAGGTTTTCACATCGGATTGACGGATTCAACGGATCTTTGTTTATTATCGAATGACGCGAATGAGACAAACTGAAAAATTCGTAAAATCCGCGAAATCCGATGGCTATAATATTAACAATATAAATGGTTTATAGAGAACAATGAAGATACATAAAGGAAGACAATACATCGTAACCGTCAATTGGGAATATGTTCATCAAATGTATATGCGTCAGGCTGGAGAGAAGAAGCCGCAGAGTGAGGTTGTTCGTGCAGTAATGAAAGATATAGACGATTTTCTTGAAGGCAAGACAAAGAGGATAGTCCGTTTAATCTTGCCCGACGGGTCTCCATCGTTCACCATTACACCACTTGTGCGGCATAACCTGCAAGAACGACGAAAGGCGAAGCGAAGAAAGAGATAAACGATGTGAGTATTAACGAAAATATAGAGAATCATGGGAAGATATGCAACAAGGGCGATATTAAGGTATTATTGCGCCCAAGCCGGCATCACGCTCTACTCCCATCGGCTCGATGGTGTCTCCTATCAGTATTGTGCCGGAGGATATGTCGTGAATGGCTATTTGGGACGTAGCAAGTCATGGTCTGATTTGAAATATTGTATGCAGCAAAAACTTATCTTTTTGCTAAAGTATGGCTCTGATGACAATCCTACGATATACAGCGATGGAATAGTTATAGAGTGGCACAAAGAGCCGCACGCAATTCTGCCGTTAGCCCAACCTCTTATCGACAACAACGGCATGAAGGTACGCACACTTTGGCCACCCGAATGTGACGAGGAATTACAGGATTACTACAATCTTCTTAAATCATAGCAAGCGATAAAGTATTAACGAAAATATAGAGAACATTATGAGAACATTCAAATTCAGAGGCAAGTGTACAGATCCTAAGTACGATGGCAAAACGGCATGTGGCTCGCTGCTTTCTTTCCCCAATGGAGAGACAAAGATTTTTGAGCACGACCACGACAAGACGTTCAACTATTTCGGTGTTGACCCCGCGACCGTCTGCCAGTTCACCGGTTTCCTTGATAAGAACGGCAAGGAGATTTATGAAGGCGACGTGTTGCGGTCAGACGAATATCCTTATAGCTGCATCGGAGATAAAAAGCGCGACAACTATTATGCCGTAGTTTATTACTGTGAGGAAGGAGCTTGCTTTGGCACTGTGACGGCCAAGAACCCCAGTTCTGACGTAGGAGGCATTTCAGACGGCATACTTGATGATGTAGAGCGAGAGAAAATGAAGACCTTCGAGGTTGTCGGCAATATCTATGACCCCGAATGGCGACAATATAGTGAGTATTTTCAAGAGGAAGATAAGGAGGAAAGCGATGATTAAATCGGAAGATTTAAGAATAGGCGACATTGTAAGGGTAAGCCGTGATTGCATGTTTCCGAAAGACACGTTGTGCATCGTTACCGAAATCCATCCCGATCGACAGCATAAAGACAATAAGGGAGTTGTCAGTCTGAAGGCTGTCAACGACGACGATGACGGTCCCTGGGGTACATGGTGCTGCAACATCGATGGCGTGCCTGTCACGCCCGAAATACTTTGCAATAATGACTTTAAGGAAGAGGTCGAGGGCAAGTACTTCACAAGGCCAATCAAAGCCAGAGCAGGCAGCTCCCTTGCCAGATATTTGGTTGTAGAACGGAAAAAATACGCTTGGGCAATATTCATAAAGTATTACAACGTGACAGGCTATGCACTCTTATGTCATATAAAGTACGTTCACGAACTACAGCTCGCCCTCAAGATAATGAAATTTAGTCCGGAAATTAAAGTATAGCTCTATGAAAGCAAAAAACAAGGTACTGCTTGACAGATACGACCTTTACTTTAGAGGTGTTTGGAAGAAACCCTACAACTATCCATCGCTGTTAGATATAGTACAGCGTCGCATAGGATGGAGGGCTGACGTACTTCGTTGTTGTGACAACTGGGAAGAGATTGTTTCTATTGACCGCAAAGCGCTTTCCAACTTTTGCGACCCGAAGGTGTTCCATTTCCCGAAAAAGCGGCGTGTGCCTCCTGAAGTTTTTGACCCGAGGTATTCGATGCAAAATGAATATCACATCGTAAGGAAGAAAAACAATCGGTATAAGATTGTTCTGAATAAGCCCAAAAGACGTTCCGTTGGAAGAACCTTGGTGGTAGATACAAAGAGAGGTTATATCCGTGAGATTGGCGACAAGGTGTGGTATCATCCAGATTGGATGGATTTCGGTTGTGAGACCTGTGCTGACTTCGGAACTTGTCGGTCTGGTTATCACGACAAGAGTTTTTGTATGGTGGCTGCAAAGTGTGGAATCGGTCGCTGTAACACATGGCTGGAAGTAAGAGAAAACAATGACTGACCCTCACTACAAGCGCGGCACCATCCGCAAGGATGGCAAGCTGTATGGCCGCTATCCCGACGGCTCGCTCTACCGCATCTACTCCACCGACCGACCGTTTCTTCAGTTGGTGGACCGAGAGGGCGAGACGTTCCTTCGCATACGCCAAGCCACCGAGCAGGGCTACACCGACTGTCCCTGCCCTGGAGCCGCCGACCTAAGTTATCCGTCCTCGGCTCTAAGGCGCAGTCGCACAGTCGGGGGGGTAAGCTCGTAAACGCGCTGACCGCTGCAAGTAGCGGAATCTGCGTTTTTGTTGAATTATAAAAGGAGAAATAAATTATGATTATAACGAATGATTGGCGGCTCTGGCTCGCATCAATGTTGTTTACGTTTGTCGTAACAATTTTGTTCATGGCTTACATTTGGTGGACAGAGCGAAAACCAAAGAAAGAGATAAAAAATGATAGAGAAATAGACTATCAGAATTGTGATGCGTATTTCTTGTGTGTGTTTACCAAAAGTGGTGGATGCGATTTGCACAGAGCCTCGGAGATCAAGCAGGTTGTTTCATCTGTGAATAAAGATTATATCAACGTAATAACGGTCGATGGTGATGTAACGCATTATGAAAATGTCATATCGTATGAGTTCAAACACGTTTTAGATTTGTCCTTGTATAATTTGAATACAGTAAAAAGAGTAGCTAAATAGGCTTGTAGAACATTTAATTAATAAAATTTATAAAAAGAGAAAAACGACTGCCCGACGTGCTGTTAATGTCGGATAAAGCATCTACCTTAATGTCAAACTCAACCAAGGACGCTTGCATCTGCGTCGAATCTGACGAACAAAGTGTAAGTTTTAAGGACGAACCGTCGGAAGGTGTAACGATGGATATTACAGCCGAGTATCGCAACATCGTTCAGTTGTGGCACCCTGCCACAGAAAAGCCTTATTGCATAGGTCAACTTCTCTGTTGGTGTCACGACGGAAAATTCTTCGTACACAACCATTACAGCCATGACGATGAAAATTGGCATTTATTCATCAGCACTAACAACATAAAGCGTTATTGCTATATTTCCAATTTGGAACCCGAATGGTTCATTTGATATGACTGACATTAAGATTTCCGTGCATCCCGTTAGCCATCGGCTCGAATGGCGAGGATGGGGTGATTTCTCGCCCTCCCTTCGAGCCACCGACTACAAATGCCCACACTGTATAATGATTGAATATGACTAATCTTGACTTCTACCAATATCCTCGTGGCAATAACGATGGAGGTAAATTAGACACTGACGTTTGCCCGACCGTGACAATCAACTCGTGGCAGCAAAATGTATTTCTGATTGAAGAATATGAATAACATCACAATAGACTACCACGCTCATGCTATATCGAGCATTTATTGGAATGTTTCGCCTGACTATAAAAGACCTCCGTTAGTAGGTATTAATAGATGTGTCAAGACCGATACTCATGCTCCTGGAATTTTGATAGAATACAAATAACAGCAACAATATGATCACAAAACTAAATTTCACCGACCGCACCATCAAGAGCTATGCCATCCGCAAGCTCACACCCAAGGAGTGTTTTCGCTTGATGGGCGTTCGCGACAACGTAATCGGCACGATGCAGAGCAGCAATGCTCAAGCAGCCGAACGTCTGCCCGACTGGAAGGGCAAGGGTAAACCCGAAGACATGGCTATATCTGCCTCACAGCAGTACAAGCAAGCTGGAAACAGTATTTGTATAGATGTGTTAGCATATCTATATCAAAATCTTTTCTACCCCGCTCCACCCAAGCCTCGCCCCGGCAAGCAGCTCACTCTCTTCGACGCCCCCGAAGATACCCTGCCCGCCCTGCCGCCCACCGCCGACAAGAACGAAGAGAAGATATTCCTCACCACGTTCTCCGGCTACGACTCGCAGCTCATGGCAGCCGACGTGCTACGCGAGTGGCATCCCGACTTTCGATGGACATGCGTAGGATGGAGCGACATCGACAAATACGCCTGTCAGATGCACAACCTCGTCTTCCCTCAGTTTGCCGACTGCGCCCTGGGCGACATCACCAAGATTGACTGGCACGAGGTGGAAAGCTCGCTCGAAGGCCGCGAAGTGGACCTCTTCACCTATTCCTCGCCTTGCCAGGACATCAGTCAGGCGGGCAAGCAAATGGGCTTGCAGGAGGGCAGCGACACCCGAAGCGCACTGCTTTGGCGTGTGGCGGATGCCGTGGAGGTGCTTCGCCCGAAGTATCTCTTGCAGGAGAACGTGGCGGCACTGGTAAGCCAGAAGTTCTTGCCAGACTTTCAGAAGTGGCTCGACAAACTCTCGTCGCTCGGCTATGTGAGCCGTTGGACGCGACTCAACGCCAAGAACTACGGTGTGCCCCAAAACCGCGACCGTGTGTTCTGCCTCTCCATGCGCCGAGACGTAGCCTTCGACTATCAGTTTCCCGAACCCTTCGAGCTGCTTACCCGATTGGAAGACGTGCTCGAAGAGGAAGTGTCCGACCGCTATTTCCTCAAGGACGATGCCGTGAGCAAGTTCCTCAAGGCAAACGACTCTGACAATGCCTTATTCCTTCAATTCGACCTGCCACCGACACATGAGGCGGCAATGTTCCTCAAGACCGTGCTTCAGATATTCATGGAGCGTCACGACGGATGGGACAAGGGCATTGAGTGGAACGAGAAAGAACTGAGCTATCATCGCCCAGCCATCGCCCATCTCTACGAAAAGTTCAAGGAGAACCCAAAGAAACTGGACGTGGAATATTGGCGCGGTTTTTATGGAATGTTTAAGGAGAATATGGAGAGGAAGAAGGATGAAAAATAAACCGTTTCATGCTATTCAAAATGGGGGGGTACGATTGCACCTGCAATCACCTCCCACTATTTCAAAGCCGGTGTGCGAGATTTCTTGTTTGCGCTCGCCATACCGCATTGCTGTTTAATAGTAGAATATGATTGAAAAGATTGGCAACATTTATTACGACAAGTGGAAGTCCGGTTTTGATGGCAACATCTGCGGCACTAAAGGAATATACCCCACCCTAACCTTGTCAACACAAACGGGGGGAGTACTGATTGAATATGCTTAGCAACCCTCGTCCCCTCGTCCTCGGCTCCTACAGCCCCTCGCAGAACGGCATCATCGTGTCACCACACGGCATAGCCCTGTGCATAGTCGGGGGAGGTAAGGGTCACGACGTGGATAAACCGAAAATATTGATAGAGTATGATTAAAGACAATCTCCTATGCTACACTTTCGCATAGCAGCCTTCCGAGGCCGTGACCCCGACAATCCGTCCGACCGCAAGCATCCCTCCAACGGACGCTTCTGTCAGCGAATGGAGATAAACTGGGGGAGTACAACCAACACTCTCACCTCAGTAGGCAAAGACAACATGGTATATCTGGAATATGAATAGACAAATCTCTTTCGTGCAACGCACATCAAAGCTCTGCCCACGTCGGGGGTACTCCACGGCATTGTCCGCACGCTACGACGGATGGGCAGGACTCTACGACGAGCACGGACAGCACACCATTGTATTGATAGAATATGAATAGGCATACACTAAATTGTCCGTCCGGCATCTGCTGCGTCCTGACATCCCATTACGCAAGAGAAGGATGGGCGAATATGGCAAGCAATACAACATCACAATGCAAAGCACCTGCAGTATTGATAGAATATGAATAACAATTTAAAATAGAGACATTATGAGTCAAAAAGAAACAAGAAGCATCCCTAAAACGGGAGCAAAAACTTTCGAGAATGAGAAACTATCAGCCTTTCTCCACAGTCTGCCTAAAGGAGCTATGCTTTATTCGCCTTTGTTAGGCTACATGACGGTGTATGACATCAACGAATCGGGCGTTGTGATGGCCCTTCCTAATCCTGTCGAGAATGAACCATACGATTGGCCTTTCCTTTACAACGGACGTATAGCGCGCTACGACAAAGGAGAGTGTATGCTGTTTCTCTCGCATCTTTACCGGAGTTGGAATGTGCTCAAATTCCAGCTGGGTGACATCGTGGCAATGGACATCAAGTATAAAGATGGCAACATTCTGACCTACATTGTGATTTTCAGCGAAGTGGAATCTACTGATTATCCCAAGATAAGGACATACGCCTGCTTATGCAAAAACAGCGACGTGCTTACTTCTTACGCTCTGCTTGATCTTCGCGGTACACGCGAAGAAGAAGAAAGCATCGAACTGAGATACGCTACGCCTACGGAAGAAAAACTTCTCAATAATGCCGTGGAGAAAATCGGGAAAAGATGGGACAAGGTAAAGCAGCGTCTTGTGTCATTAGATTCTGAAGCTCACACTCCCGAGCAGCTGCGCGAGGATTTCAACGCCTTACAGGAAGAATACTATCGCTTGTGTGAACATTGCAAGAAGTTAGAGAATGAGCGTAACGATTTCCAAAAGAAAGCAGAGTTAGAGTCAGGTAGAATACAGGAAATATTATACAAGGCTATCGAACAAGTAGGGCAGAGTAAACTACAGACCGATGACTGACAAGTATTACATCGGATGGGTACGCAGCGGCAAGGACGGCAAGGACCTCGTAAAGAGCCGACCGCGCAAGCAGATAGCCAATACCGTGACAACCTCACCGCCAGGCTGCTTTGCCGACCCTTGCGACGGGCTTGGCAACACCACACCGCATATAGTATATAAATTTGAATAAGATATGAAGCTAAGAATTGTTCCAATGGAAGCCTACAACGGTTGCATACCCGTGACCGTTTGGATGGTTCAGAAATTTGTCGATCACTTCCCATTCGGCAAATGGGTAAACATCAAAGGATTTTCCGACAAAGAAAAGGCAGTGGCGCTAATTTCTCTGTTGTATAATATGTAATAAAAATTATAGAGACAATGAAACATCAGGAATTTAGGAATCGTATTGCCTATGCAAGGCGTTATGGAGAATTGGTAGCCGAAAATGTGGCGATGGGACAAAGAATACATCGTCTTGTCAGAGACTATAACAGGGTAGTAAAAAAACTTCGCAAGCTGGAAGACAAGCATGAGGATGTAGTAATGGAGCTGGCAAAGGAGAAGGCTGCTCACGATGAATTGGCTAAGGGTTACACCAACGTCTGCAACGCTAACATAGCGCAAGGGCGTGAGACTGACAATCTCAGAAACGTGCTTGCCAATTTGCGAAGTGAGAACGCAGACCTAAAGCAAGAGCGCAGCGACCTTATCGACTTGCTTGAGGAAAAAGGGTTCACTCTCGTCAAGAACACCGAATGCCCTCACGATATGATAGAGACGGGGGGCCCGTTCTGCAAAGAAAATCCCGAAACAGTAAGAGTGGATAGCTGCGCATGTTGGAATTGTGAATATTTCTGCCTCCGACTGAAGGACAGAGGCAAGATAGTTTGCAAGGAAGGACAAAAACGGAAGCAGCAAGACAATAATGCCGATGTCGCTATTGAATAATATGTAATAAAAACTATAAAGACAATAAAACAATGAAAACAGAAGAAAACAAACGCATGTTGGCTCTTTCCTATATAGTAGCCGACCTGAAGGCAGAGAACATTGAGCTTGAGCAGCGTGTACATCAGTTCATGGACGAATACAACAACGTGGAACATCAGTTGCGAGGAATGGAAAAACGCAAGGACGAAGACCCGTCAAGGCAGACGCTCGGCGAGATGCTGAAGATGCGCGACCATTGCGACGAGCAGGAAAAGGAAAACAGGGCGCTGAAGGGCTTTGCAAAAGTAATTCATTCCTTTATGAAGGACAAGAAAATCTATATGGAAAAAGGAACGTCCTGCGGCTACATACAAGGCTCCCCTGCTGTGTGTTCTACAGCCTGTCTGGAATGCGACTCTTGCCTGGGTGTAATTGAAGAATGTGGCATAATCTGCCGACAGGTGCTTTACGGTGTGAAGGTTAGTTCCGTAAAACGATGACCGACACCACACGCCCCCTCGTAGTCGGCATGATGCAGACCCCACCCTTTACGCACATGTTTGATGTGCTGCGTCGTGTGTATTCTGCCCGAGACCTATGCCCTGCTTGTCTTGTACCTACAGGAGGCAATCAAGAGATAAAAGTTTTAGTGGAACTATAAAAAAGATTGAACATGAGAGAATTTGTGATAAAGGCATTGCGAAACTACGGTTACCGCTTTCTTGAGAACCAGAGCGGTTGCTACATTTTTGGCAAACCGCTTGGCTACGGCATACTTCGTGCGGATGTGTGCGAGGGTGAAAACTCCGTAAGTGTCATGCTGATTGTTAAAGGAAACGTGAAGGACGGCAAACGCCCTGATCTGAAATGGCAGCGGACGAGCCAGGGCTTTCCCGAAGAACATGACGAACAGAAGATGTACGAGGCGTTCGTGCAAGCCTTAGCCGATTGTGAGGCAGACATCTTCTCCAAAACGCCTGTGGCTCACCTGCAGAACCGAGACGTGAGATACGACTTCGAGGAGAATGTCCGTATCGAGTAAAAGGAATAATCTAAATTTGCACAAGCATACAGACAGTCGTCTGACTAAACAAAACTGCGTAACAATTCAACTATGATACAGCATCAACACTGGGAAGACTCCACTCGCATACTCATTACCGACGAGCAGCATCAAGGCAGCATACAGGCGTTCATTCCTAATCGTGCCGAAGACAGACCTTTGGATGGCGAAGCGGATGCTCTCATCTACTCGCTGTGGGTGGACGAAGTTCACCGCGGCCGTGAGGTGGCAAAGCACCTGATGGAGACAGTAGAAAAAGAGCTGAAGTATTACGGCGTAGAGACCGTCGCAATTTCGTGGGACGGACGCGACTCTCCTCAGTGGGTGTTGCATTGGTACGAAAAGCTGGGTTACGAGGGGAAGGCGTTAGGCAATCAATGCTGCACGCTTCTCAAACGGCTGTGATATTCGTCATCGGATGAACCAGAAAGTTTGGCGTAAGAGAGTTATCATAGAATAATACTAACATCGGGTTCATCTGGTGACAACCAAGAAACTTATCCCGAAGGCCAAGGGACCGTACTCAGTGTGCCGCATGTCGCCACTCCGTCCAACGTATCTAACGGGCTCTGGTGCAGACGAGCGAGGAGAAGGAAAACTCAACCACTGCACATTTCTTTTACGAATTTATAGACAAAGAAACGAACAATGAGTGACTTAAAGATTTTTGCAAAGACCATCGAACCTGAAGTCCAGGAGCAAGTAAGAAAGATGGCAGAGAGCGAGGCTTACCGCGACTGTAAGATTCGTATTATGCCCGATTGTCATGCCGGAAAGGGATGCACCGTAGGCACCGTGATTGAAACCCGTGGCAAGGTGGTGCCCAACACAGTAGGTGTGGATATAGGCTGTGGTATGTTGGTATTCAAGTTCGCTGAGAAGGATATTAACCTTTCGCTTCTCGACCGAATCATCAATGAGTCGGTGCCGAGCGGATTTGACGTTCACGAAAAGTCCAAGCTAAAAGTTATGAGTCCGCTTACGTCACATCTTTTGCTCGATTTGCACGAAAGGACACAAGGTTGCTTCGACCCCGACTATATCGGACGCTCGCTTGGCACCCTCGGTGGCGGCAATCACTTCATCGAGCTTGACGAGGACGAGCAGGGCTGTAAGTATCTTGTGATACATTCGGGCAGTCGCAATCTCGGAGTTAAGGTGTGCAATTTTTTCCAACACTTAGCCAAGAAGAATGTGAATCGTAGTGAGGAGCGCAAGCGCATCATCGAAGACTTGAAGAAGTACGGCTTAGAGAGGGAGATTAACAATGCGTTGCGTCGTTTGGGCACCGTGCCTCCCGATCTCGCCTATCTTGAGGGAGAAGACCTCGATGCCTATAATTTCGCAGCGAACGTCTGTCAGTGTTTTGCCGACGACAACAGATGGGATATAGCAATGACTATAATCCATGGGCTTCAATTATCGTTCGTGGATTTCTTTACCACCAGGCATAACTATTTCGACATACACTCAGGCATCATCCGAAAAGGAGCCGTGTGTGCCGAAAATGGCGAACAGCTTATCATCCCACTTAATATGCGCGACGGTTCGTTGATCTGTCGCGGCAAGGGCAACGACGACTGGCTTCAGTCAGCTCCGCATGGTGCTGGCAGACTGATGTCGCGCTCGGCGGCAAAGAAGCAGCTCAGCATGGAGGAATACCGCCAGCAAATGCACGACATCTACTCCACATCGGTATGCGAGTCCACCATAGACGAAGCACCAATGGCGTATAAGTCGGCAGAGGAGATAGAAGAACTGATAGGCGACACTGTGGATGTGGTGAAGCGCATCAAGCCGATATATAACTTTAAGGCAAAGTAATAACAATTTAACGAATTTATAGAGAACTATGAACACATTTATATCTACTTTTTTAGGCTGGGCATTCTTTCTTGGTGCCATCTTCGGCTGGACATTCTTCCTCGCCTTTGTCGTTTGGCGTGTGCGGATAATGCACAAGGAACGTCTTGCAAAGAAAAGTCAGCGAGAGAGAGAGGAGAAGCGGAAGACATGGCTGCCGGAGCCTCCTGTGCTCCTCACTCCGAAAGAGCGTCGCGAATACATGCTCAACCATATCGAGGACGGACGTTTTTACGAAATCTCGTCGCTCCGTGGCTCTGACACCACCATTGTGTGCGCAAAATGGTATGATGCCGAAGAACAAAGGCTATATTGCTATGCCTACCTTTACATAAGCGGACGTGGTGTGTATAATCTGCACGTTCGTGACCCTCGCGGTATATTTAAATTGCGTGATTTTATTGGCAACAAGCCCCTGCGCATCGACTTCGACTGTAATCCTCACCTCGTTGTCTTTGAAGAAGAGAACATTTCTTCGTATATCGTAGATAGAGACTACAACGTCTTCGTGCAAAGCTTGCAAGCGGCTGGGTTCGACTGGAAGATTGAGAAGGGCGAAGATAACGGACTGGGCTCTTACAAATATCTCTTGAAAGAAACAAGAACAAAATAACAAGCAACAATTCAATAAACAACTAAATTTCATTTCTTATGAGAAAATTATTTTCAATTCTTTTTGCGCTTGTCGCAGTAGTGATGTTATCCTCGTGTCGTTTTGTGTCGCCCGATGCCGACGAGGAAACCGTGTTGGTGAAGAAGCCTTGGTTCTTCGGACACGGAGGAGTTGACAACGACCCGGTGCAGAGTGGCCTGACATGGTGTGCCATGAGTACACGTGCCGAAACTTTCAAGATTGTTCCGGTACGCCATGAGGTTGTTCTCGACGACATCTTCTCCGACGACAACACTCCGCTCGACTTCCATTCTGTCATAGTTACTCAGGTGGAGCAAGGCAAGTCGCCCGTGCTGTTGCAGAACTATGGACGCGACTGGTTTAACACCAACCTCTACAACTACTTCTGCAATCTTGTCAGGGACCATATCTCACAGTATAGTCCGTTCGACTTGATGTCTAACCGTCAGGTATTGAGCACCATCGACAAGAAGATTCTGAAGCAGATGCAGGATTACGTTGCTGCCCTCTCAAAGCACAAGCCGATGCCAGTCATCATCAAGGACGTTATCATCGGTAAGGCAACACCCAACAAGGAACAGCTTGCCGAAATGAACCGCACGGCAAAGATGGTACAGGCCAAGCAGACGCAGGAACGTGAATATGAGGTTCAGGTGGCTCGCGAGAAGGCCGAGCGTCAGAAGGCTGTGGCAGACAAGGCGTATATGAGCGAGATGAATCTTAGCCCACAGCAGTTTATTCAGCTTAAATGGGTGGAGACGGTGGCTCAGAAGCAGGGCGCAAACATAGACGTGCTCGTTGGTCCGGCTGAGCAAATGTGGAATATCAAACGATAAACAATTAAAACAATAACGATTATGGTATCAATTATTTCAGCGTTAATAATCCTCCTGATTATCTTCGTGCTTTCCATCTTCTCTTCTTGGATCGACAAGTTCGGACGGAAGCACTAGGAGAAGTTCATAAAGAAGGTTGTCGAGACTGCTTCGGATAAGCTGGCTATGGCGTGGAACAAGGTAGGTCCGTGGTATCTTGTGGTATATACCAAAGAAAACAGCCACCCGATATGGATCTCTAACAACAATATCCGCAGCGTTCATCCCGACGTTTTAAACTGCCGACTGACAGTAAAACTTTTCAACGGCGAGGACATGGTGATAGATGACGTGGAGAGCTACGACCTTCAGGCTGGCAACGAAATGTTTGGTTACGACTTTCAGTAACGGCATGCTCGCTGTGGCATAATGCAGCAAAAGATTAAGTGTTAAAAAGTATGTTTAGACTGCGTGGCTCGCATGGTCTTCCCCGAACAGCCCGACACCCCGAACTTTCCAATTACTTGGGTGTGGGCAAGGGGAAGACAGCGACCCCGCAGTCTTTTTTGTTTTAGGCCAACGGATAACACGAAGCACACGGATTTTTATCTTCGTGAAATTTGTAATTCGTTGGCTCTCCCCTCCCCGAGCATGTCCGCCCCTTCTCCCCGTCTTTCCCTATCTTTGTGCTATAAACATTCAACAAAACACATATACAACACAATGACAACAGTTAGCAACATCAGTGAGCTCCAACAGCGTAGTGAGGAGCTTCAGTCGCAAGGCTACGAGGCCGTTCTGCCTGGCGCGTTCTGTGCGCCCAAGCAGGGAGGCAGCAGTGTGTTCTCATGGGGCGATTACGTTCACCAGAAGCTCACGGCTTCGGCTACCATGACCGGAGCGGAAGGCAATGCGGCAAGACGGGAGATTTCCGCTGTGTTCGGATCATCGGGCGGCGAGAACAAAGCCGTGCCCGAAGGTGTAGGCACTAAGGGATTGGGATTCATGGAGTGGGGCGTGGGCAACCGACTGCCTAACCTCGTGTATCTGCTCTCCAAGCTGTCGCCATTTCCGGCAGCGGGAGTTGACTTCGTGAAGAAAATACTCGTAGGCCGTGGGCCGTGCGCCAAGTATCACTATACACAGTATGTCGGTGGCAATATCACCGAGAAGTACATCGCCTTTCCCTCTGCCGGCACGCTGCTCCGAGGACAGATAGCCGACCTCAAGGCTAAGGAAAAGCAAATGTCTGAAACAGAAAACCAAACGTCAGAGTCTAAATCCAAAGATGCCGACTCCGAGGAGATGAAGTCGCTCAAGGCAGCACTGAAAGAATGGGAGGACACCAATGAGGAGTTGCAAGCATTCATCAAGAACAACGACCTCCACAAGACCTACCTTGAGATGGCAGGCGATATGTCGCTCATGTCGCAATGTTTTTGCGAGTTGCAGCTCAACCAACGTCAGTTGGACGAGAACAAACGCTCCGTGCCCACATCACGGTGGGACCCGAAGATTGTCGGCATAAAGCCACGCTCGGTGTTCACCACCCGACTGGAGCGCATGGATAGTCAGTATCGCATCAACTATGCTTACCTCTCAAATCAGTGGCTCGACTCCACCCAGACGCTCACCGAAACCGACCGTCGCATTGCTGCCGTGCCTTATCTTGCAGCCGACACAGCCGTGAGCGACCTCAACCGCCGCTTGCGTGAGGCTCGTGAGAAACAAGTGAGCCGCAAGAACCGACCCACACGCTTCATCATGTCGCCACGCGACTTCGGTGGTCCTTACTATGCCGATGCCCTTTGGCACAGCATCTTTGCCGGAAGCATCTTTGAGTATGCCTTCACCATCGTTGACGACCGTCTCACTCGCAAGCGCAACAGCAACATCATCGGTCGCGTCATATACATTCATCAGGAATACCTCAAGCAGCTCTACACCCAGCAGGGCGAGAACAAGAGCAAGACGATGGCTCAGATACAGCAGGAGGTGTTCACCGATGTCAACCGCTGGCTGTCTAATCCCGACAACGCAGGTCAGGCTCTTATCTCTGCCGTGTTCACCGGACTGGACGGCAAGGAGCACAAGGCATGGGAGATTGTGGAGATTGAGAGCAAGGCCAACTCGCAAGCGCAAGCCGAGAAGACCGAGCTCCAGGAAATATCTTCCATTATCTTCTTCGCCATGGGCTTGGACTCGAAGCTCATAGGCAACACCCCAGGCGACGCTACATCATCGGGCGGCACCGACCTCCGCGAGCGTTTCCTTGTAAAGCAGATACAGTTTGCCCCATTGCAGCAGCTCATGCTCCGACCGTTGGAGGTGATAAGCAAGTTCAATAAGTGGGACTCGCACCTTGTGTGGCAGATAGACCGCGAAGTGCTCACCACGCTGGATAACTCGAAAACGGGGGTGACGATGCAGGAATAGTAACGAATAAATGATATAGAGAATGATTGAACTGAATAAGATATATAATGAAGACTGCCTCGAAGGAATGAAACGGATTCCGGACGGGAGCGTGGATTGCATCGTGTGCGATTTGCCGTATGGTGTTCTCAACAAACAGAGTGAAGGAGGGGGATGGGATAGCATTATTCCGCTTGAGTCATTATGGAAAGAATATCTACGCATAGCCAAACCCAATGCAGCGATTGTTCTTTTCTGTCAAGGTATGTTCACTGCACAGCTTATGATGTCGCAGCCGAGACTTTGGAAATATAATCTTATTTGGAGCAAAAACAGAGCAACGGGCTTTTTGAATGTCAACAAGATGCCTCTGCGCTCGCATGAGGATATTGCAGTATTCTATCGAAAGCAGCCTATCTACAACCCTCAGATGTTAAAATGTGCGCCACATCAACGAAACCATCGAAGGGGCGATGGTTCTCATAGTTTGAAGCGAGGTTGTTACGGCGACCATAAAGAAGTGCCTACTATCGTATCAGATGAAAAATTTCCAAATAGTATTATCTGCTTCGATAAGGAACATTCAGCCGACACCTTCCACCCCACTCAAAAGCCCGTAGCTCTTATTCAGTACCTCATTCGCACCTACTCCAACGAGGGTGACTCCATTTTAGACAACTGTATGGGCAGCGGCACCACCGCCATTGCAGCTATCCGCGAGAAGCGCAACTTCATCGGCTTTGAACTCAACAAGGAGTATTACGACAAGGCTTGCAAGCGCATTAAGCAGGAGCAAGCGCAGCTCACGCTGTTCTGACAAGAGAATCATCAAATGACACGAATGAAACTAATTGTTCGTGAATTTCGTGAAATTCGTAGTATTTCACAGACCGCAAGCAGCAGTTAGGTCCATTCTATTCATTCGATGATAAAATATAAACAATAAAATTCGCATAGCGTATGATTTTATCAACCACCAAGGAGCTTCGGCTCCACATTCCCAGCAACGCCATTGACGAGATAAGTTCTCTTCAAGGTACACTCGACAACAGCGAGAAGGATTTTCTTCGCGACAAGTTAGGCGACTCGCTCTACGACCAACTGTGCGAGTATTATCAGAGCATTTCTCCCGACGAGTTCTACCTTTCCGTCACCAACGGCGAGCATACTCACCTGCCTTGGCAGCAACTCCTGCTTATGGCACAGCGCATGGTGGTTTATGATGCCATGTCTCGTTTCGCCTACACGCAAGCCCTCTCTATCAATGGCACGGGCATCAACGTAGCGTCGAGCGAAGACTACGGCGCTGCATCCAAAGACCTGCTCGACAAGGGTGTGCAGGGCTATAAGCGCGAGGCAATGGTATCGCTCAACCAAATGCTTGTGATGCTCGAAGGTTGGGCGCGTAAGATGACTACACCCGCACCCATCGCCGATGCCGACTCCACCGATCCACCGACCACCGAGCCAAAGGACGAGGAGCACAAGACCATTGAGGAGATAAGCCTATTGTGGCAGGAGAGCCAGTACTACTATCTCCACCACGACCTCCTCATTGCTACATGTGCCGACCTTCAGCACTATCTCGACATCTACGAAAGCCGTGAGAAGTTCATCCGTCTTCTGCCCGACCTTCACTTCATCCAGGACGAATACATCAGCGAGGCTATTGGCGAGGACACGGTGCAGCGTCTGCTCCACACCGACGACCCTGCCGACAAGCCACTCCTTCGCAAGGTACGTCGCCTGATGGTTGCTCACCTCGAAGAGCGCACAACAATTCTCACTATTGACAAGGCATGCCGAGCCGCTGCCCACAACGAAGCCATCGCCCTACGATCTTCGGTGCTCCGGCTCATGGAAATGCGCAAGGCAGTGGATGCCGCCAACAACACCCCAGACAAGTCCTCAACCAACACCACCGACTCAACAAGCAAAGGCTACGAGAACAACCAACCAGACAGCAAGATATTCGTGTCGCCACTGCTGTATTGATATTAACATCGGATTAAACGGACAAAACGGACTTTCTTTTGTCATCGAATGAAACAAATGAAACAAACTTCAAATCCGTTGAATCCGTAAAATCCGATGTTGATAAATAAACAATTAGCTGTGTGATAAGTTTCACATCGGATTTGACGGATTCAACGGATGTAGAATGCTTCAAGCAGCGAGAGTAATCAAAATCCGTAAAATCCGTAAAATCTGATGTTAAAAATAAAAATCCAATTCGATGTAACACTATGGAAGAAATAATCCGCATTCTAACCCCTGCCCTCTCCGCCCGTATGCTCACCTCCGACCAGCGTGAAGCCTTCGAGCGTGGTCTTACTCTTCTTGAGCAGAATCCACGGGCAATGTCGTTCATAAAGGAGAGCCGCCGTTTTCGCGACTATCATCGTCGTGTGCGTCAGCTCCTCACCTATCTGCAAACCATGCAGACCTCTTGCACGGAGATAAAGCGTCACGTCGGTCGCCCCACTAAGGAGGAACAGGCCCTCTATGCCGAGCAGCAGAAAGAGAAGGCTCTTGAGGAAGCGCGTCGCTCGCTCTTTCCCGACCTAAAGCCCGACCTCACCTTGCAGCCCCTTACCTACGGCGGCATCGTAGCCAACCCCAACGGCGAGACCATTGCGTCCACCATGCCCAACCTCATGCAGCTCCGACCGTTCCTCTCCGAACGTCTGCAAGAGAAAGTAAACACCGTGCGCTCTCTACGCAACGAGATGGCAGCAAAGTCTGAGCAAGCCAAGACCATGGCCGAAGCCAATGAGAAGGCTGGCAGACCTATCTACACCGAAGAAGAGATTGCCCTTCTCGCCACCCGTGCCGTAAAGATAGAAAGCGACATCCTCCCTCGCATCTACATCAACGTTGACCGCGAAATTGGCGAGGCATACCTTCGCCTATCACCGCGCACCGGCGACCCCGAATACATCGCCCGAATAGAGAAGGCGTGCAACGTTCCACCGCAGAACCTACGCGCCCAGTTTCGTCCTTTTTATGACAAGGCGCTCGCCCGTGACCCTCTCTTCGCCCAGTCGGTAGCCGACAAGATAGCCAACGACCGGCCCAAGGTGAAAGCCGCCCGCGACGCAGCAGCCAAGCACAAAGCCGAAGCCGACGCTCTCATTAAATATATCATGCGCAAGGACAAGCCATCCACCAAAGCCCGCGTAAAAGGCCTTACCGACCGCATCGCCCAACTCCGCAAAGACTATGCCGACATAGTGAGCGAGGACGAACTGAAGGGCTACGAGGCAATATTGGAGAAAACCAAAAGTGAAGTTTCACCAAAGGCTTAGTAAGGCTTAAAAACAAGACCCATGACCTCATTCGATCAACTCAAACAAATCTGCACCCATGCCTGCCACGACCGCCACGCTTGTGCCGAAGGCTATCGTGCCATGCTCGCCACCGAAAATATCAGTCAGCTCATGGCTGTGTGGCGAGCCAACTGGGAAGACATCGTTGAGAGCAAATACGCCGATATCATCAACGAACAGCTTCATGCTCTCTACCTCGACTCCACCCTAAGAGCGAAAATGAACGCCGCCGGCATCTACGTTAACGAATGTCCGAAGACAGCACCCGAGTTTGTACTTGTCATTGTTACCGACCATGACCGCATCGTTGATATATACGATTATGCCAAGTGCTATGTCCTCGGCAGGGCATACGTTCGTGCATGGGACCACGCCCAGGTATATAGCGAGAAAAACGATGAATGTCTTGTTCAGCTCTACGACCATTCTTACGGTCATGTCAGCAAGGGAGGAGTAGAAGCCACTGGCTACTCCCGTTTATGGACTTCTACTAACGCCCGTCTTTTCGGTCGTGTGACATGCGAAGCCCACGGTGGCGAGATCCGTGTTTGCGGCTATCTGAAGATTGAAGCCTACGGCGACACCAAGGTATTCAGCAAAACCGACCGCAACATCACACTGTACGGCAACGCCCACATAATAGTATAACAAAAAAGCCCAGCAAACCCCAGAAAGGCCCAGTAAGGTCCATTAAAAAGAAAAAACATGAACAGCAAACTCACCATTCTTGCCGACGGCAAGCCTCTCGCCCTAAAGGAAGACACATCCATCAGCATCGAGTTGAGCAACCCTTTGTTCAACGACACCGAGATGTTCTCTTATCCCGTGGAGTTGCCCATCGAAGGCAACCGACATTTTCTCAAGAACGTGGATGATGTCAGCAGCGACATCCGCCCCGTGAGCTACGAGCATACGCCGATGCAGATCATCGCCGACGGCGTACCCTTTGCCTCCGGCACAGCCATCATCCAGGAAGACGAGCGTCTGGAAGACTCCCTCTCGCTCAACATCGACGCATCCACACAGTCGTTCTCCGATCTCATTAGCGACCTCAAGTGCAACGAAGTGCCTATACCTTCTAAATATAAGGATCAACTCTTGATAGGCGAGAAGATAGACGATGTGAGCGTTAGCGTGACGTATAACACTGAGGTTGTCATTAAATATCAGGGTAAGAAAGGCGACAAGAAGTATGGTTCGGTGGGCGAATCCACTACTAACGCTACCTTTTCGCCCCAAGCTCTCGGTTTCTCCTATCCTGCCCAATGCAAGGAGAAAGGCGACAAGCACGAGGCTGTATTGAAGAAGACATATACATATCCTAACAGTAACGAGGTGAAGGTGCCCGACGTTCTTACTTCTTACATTAACGTTAGCGACCCTTATCCTCTGAAGCCATACTGCAACGCCCGTGTCTGCTATAAGCATTACGACCTTGCCGAAGACGGCTCAACGTCAGACAAGGTGGTGGAGTCTATTGACACCCGTAAGGGCGAGGACAGCGACAATACGAACGAGAAGGAAATGTATGAAGACCGCGGACCGATATGGGTGTTGGATGCTGACCGTCCTCAATCGGGCATCTGCTTCTACGTGTTGTTCTTCCTTGACTGCCTCTTTGAGCATCTTGGCGTACAGTTCGACAATTCGGCTCTTACAGCCATCGGCGACTTGAACCGTCTCTGCTTCTTCACCACAAAATGCACCTACGACATCGAACCGCTGTATTATGGAGAGAAATACAAGGAGGAAGACGAAGCCGTGAAAGCTGGACTGAAAACCACGGAAGACATTAAGGTTGGCTTTTTCCAGAAGCAAGCCAACAGCGAAAATGAGACAAAAAATCTTTTTGACGATGTAAACGCATGGCTCAGTTCGCGCGGTTGTGGCGGTCAGCTCAAACTCGAAAATCCAAAAGACAAGAGCGTGCAGGAGGTCAGGTATCGTGAGGTTACATATAAGGTAGTGGAGAAGAAGTATGAAGGCGGTTTCTACAACCAAGGAGTTTTCAAGGACACCGAAGTGGTGGCAGTTGAAGGCGACTGGATAACTGAACGTGTAGGCGAGAACAAGATTGCAAGCATTACCTGCAAGAGTGCCATCAAGTCGGCGCAGATGAGCGCAAGCATCTTCCGCATGTATGCCAATGGAGAGAATTTCCCCGACGAGTCGGTTTCGGACGTTATCGACTCGCTTGAACAGCAGTTCGGCATAAAGTTTCATTACGACTACGAGCAGAAGAAAGTAACAGCCTATCTCATTCGCGACGTGTTCCGTAAGCAGAACCCTACACCTCGCGATTTCCATGCCCAGGTACTCTCTATGGTGCCCATGACTGAGAAGATAACCGGTGTGCGTGCCGGATATGCAGCCGAGAGTGAAGCCAAGGAGCAGCGCGACAACGTAAAGAACCAGGTGAAGGATTTCAATACGGATTACGACTATATAGAATATCCCAAGAACTGCACCGTGACGAGCCTTACATATAAGGAAATTATTCATCGTGTGCATAATGGCGAAATGAGCGTGTTCGTTGACCTTCAGACGGGCAACAAATATCGTGTGAAGATAGACAAAGACTTCACCAACGCTGGCGACATGAAGCCGCGACTGTTTGAGGTGGCTGCAATGAAGGGCGTGGAAGTAGGTGATTGTTCTACAATAAACGAAGACTTCATTCAGGAATTTAAGTCATCGTTCGTTCCCGTAGGAATGGTGGATGCCAACTATCGTAAGGCATTGTCAGCCACTTCGGGCAGTAAATGCGTAACTGACGATCCGAATCAGCCAACTGAAGTAGGCAAGGAAAGCAAGGGCAGGGAAGTTGCAGGAGTAAATGAGTCTTACGCCAAGACTCAGATGGCAGCTCTCGTTGACGAGGACATGGAGCATGAGTTTGTGAAGCAATACATCAAGAATACCATGTCGTCAATGGTAGCCGACTTCTATGTCACCGAAGAACTCTCGCTGCGTGAGAGCTATGACCCCTCGAAGACTGACGATGGCAATTCTCCTCTTCAGTCATACGACTGGGGCTTGTCGGTGGCTATTATGCGAGGCGGTGGCATTGACTCGACGCATGAAGCCTATGATTACAACTACGACGGGTTCGGTAACTCCAAATGGCGCACCAAGGCGGGCGAGTATGCTCTGACTACCGACTCTATTGACCCCTACGGTGTAGAATACGACTATAACGGTGTAGAGGAAGGCATCGGCAATGAGGAACGTTTCTCTCTGAAGCCACGTGCGTGGGTGCAGCCCGAATGGGCAGATGCTCCGCTTGTGGTGAACACTCCGTCGGTAAAGAACCGCGGCTATGTAGACGTGTTCCTCGTCGATTACATCTACTTCCTCCTACATCGCAAGAAGTATTACGTCAAGTGCCTCGCCTCCGTAGCTCAGATAGCCGACATTCAAAACCATTGGAAAGAATGGTGGAATATCGACGGCAAGAAATGCCTAATCAACAAAGTAAATGCTGACGTATCGGCAAAGGAAGGAATGGGCGAAGTGGAATTGGAAATATACAGCATTTAAATAATAAATAATAAATACCAAATAACAACTGAAGCAATGGCAAGTTTACTTAAATTACATTCAGGTTCGGTATTCAATGGCAATCCTATTGTCTTCATCGTCTGGCCTATTGCACTTAAAGAGACACCTTCGTTTCATCGTATGATATTCGAGGTGAAGTGTGGCATGAGTGGCGGCAATTACGAGACAATAAAGATGTCAGAACCTATAAACAACGAGAAAGGCAATCCGATAACTGTAGATATTTCGTCTGCCCTGCGCTCATTCCGCGACTCGTATGAGTATTCTCCCAATCCGGGCGTAATGCCCTTGGTGAAGTTTAATGTGTCGGCATACGACGAGTATATTACTGACGGCGAAGTGAAGAAGTCGGAGCCTGTGTCTTATCTCGCCGGCGAGGACGTGAAGCAAACTATCTTCGGTGGTTTTTCCGACTACGACCGCTTTATGGCTACAAACGACACGATGCCTGTTAGCCGAATGACTCGCAAGCCCACCACCATACCGCAGTTGGCGTGTGTAGGCGAAACCATCATCTACGCAGATCCTTACACTCCTGCCATCGACTTCTCCACAGTCGCATGGGAGGCACCCGAAGCCAAGGCTTTCACTATAACCGATGAAGGGCAGCAGACCATAGGTGACATCAGCGTTTACGCCATGCCGCAGTCGGAAGCCAGCCATCGCACGGAGTTCCGCTTCATCAATTCGTTCGGCGTATTGGAGAGCATCAGCGTGCCGAGAGTGTACAGCAAGAAGCTCGGCATTACCACCACCAACTACACCGTAACACGAAAAGAGACCCTACGCACGTTCTCACGTTCCGTCACGCGCAAGCAGGATGATAGGGAAGGATGGAACTTCCAGACCGACCCGCTCGATGAAGCATGGCTCGCATGGTATCTGCATGAGTTCCTGATGTCGAAACGCACATGGATAAACATCAACGGCAAGTTCCTGCCTTGCACCATCACAGCCGAAGAGGAAATCACTTTCTACGACGATACCAAACAGGAAATGCACAGCATGTCGTTCACGGCGAAACTCGACTTCTGCGGAAGCACAATCATCTGAAATAACAACACCAGATTTTCTTTATTATTTTATTCTCTCTATTTCTTACGACCTCAAGAGACGCATGAGCGAGCTCTTGGGGTCGTTTGCGTATGTCCGCTTTGTGTCAATGTTTAAGGCTATCTTTGACGTATAATCACAAGAAGACAACAGCATGATAAACAAGAAAACATTTATTTTCAACACTCTTGCTGACGCACTGGTTTTCAAGATAGGAGCCGATCCTAAGAACACTACGTATCGCTTGGGGTCGTTTGCCGAGGATGCGGAGATAAAGACCGGCGAACCCGACATTCCCTATTATTCCGAAATCCTTATTCGCGAAACGAACCAAATGTGGCGCTGCAACCAGTTTTGGCTGAACGACGTAAACCGTAGTCCCGACAACGACCTTGCGACGGAGCGTGCCGAGCGTATGGCAGCGGATCAACTATTGCGCAGCGAGATCGACCGGCTGACAACCGAAACACATACTCTCAGCGAACAACTGCAAGCGGAAGCCAAGACACGTAAGGAAGCAGACGCGGACATCCAGACGGTACTGGAGAATCAGCAGAAAGCCATCGCCGCACTCGTTTTGCGTGTGGACGGCTTGGCAGGAGTGCTTATCACGAAGGACGAGTATCGCGCCATTTCGCCCAAGAAGGACAATGAATAAGCACGTGAGGATATTGAGTCTTCCGGTGTGCCGCAGAACGAGTTTCTTTCTGCTGACGGCGGATTCCCCTTCTCGTTCTCCGTGATGGGAGCTGTTGACAAGAAGCTGCATGTCACGATGACGGGTGCTACAGGCACATGGGCGATGGAACCGAAGACGTTTCTTGCCGACGAACAGCGACCCGAAGCTAACCCTTATTCGTGGACACAGCAGGAAATTTCGGCTTATGGATTGTTGTCGCACGGTGTGCATACCGTAACGGCATGGGTAACGTGTGATGACGGCATGGGTGGCGAGTTGTCGTCGGAAGTGCAGGTAAACCGCTTTATGGTGGTGAACGAAACGACCTCTTCTCCGTCATAACTGGTACAACCATATCTGATGCTTCAGGGCGTGCAGAGCGTGGTGGAGAACTATGTGCGCACGGTTATCTCAAACTTTGCGGTATGGGTGCCGAAGAGTGCAGACACGCCTACGCTGCCCGCCACCGAACCGCTGCCCGTGAGCATCCGCATCACGAATGCCGGCGACGACGACTTGGACTACACGGCTTCTTGTTTCGTGTCAGATGTCCGGTCCGTAAAAACGGAAATCACTAACTTTGTAACATGAATTTTAATAATAAAAATATAAAGATTGAAAATCAAACCCAAAGCAAAACCTCAATACTTAGCAGCATGAACATCAGAGAAACGAAAAACGAGGCCATAGCGAAAAAAGGAATGTTCGCTCATATTGACGCTACCTTCCTCAAGCGTCTTGTCGCCCTTTTCTCCATACCCGACTATGACACGTTTGCCGCAATCCTTGTCAGCGGCAAATACACCTACCCCGAAGAACTCTCCTGCCACCGCAAGGCGCTATTGGGCAACATGCAACCGCTGAAGGAGCTTAACGCCTACGTAGAGCAATGCAAGAGTCTTGCAGCACAATGCTTCGACAACTTAATCATTAAATAACACGCAATATGGCTAACCCTAATCCCAACATGACAGTGGCGACACCCAAAGACTACTGGCTTTCGCCTAACGCGCTCCACATAGAGCGAAACGCATTGGGCTATCCTGATTACATTCAGGCATCGTGCATAAGCGGAGCGCAGATCCTCGTCTACATCAAGGGTATCATCAGCTATGACGCGGGACACAACTACCGCCGTTGGCCGCTGCAAGCCTCGCCTACAGTGTTCAACACCCATACCGAGAAATACGTATATGTGGCTGTGCCGCGTGACTCCACGCTGTCCTCAGCCATTGTTGTTTATCCCTCCGAGCTTCTTGACATCTACGGCAAGAACGATCAACAGCAGCAGGTGGGTTCGGAGAAGTATTACTACATCTTCCTGCAAGGCATACTCTCTTCTTCGGGCGACAACGGCACGGTGCAGCGCGACTGGCTTGAGGGCCATACCGTCCTTACGGGTTATCTTTCTTCCAACGAAGCCATCAACGCCGGACCGGACGAAGCCGAATGGTTCCAGTACAGCACGGTGGACGAGATAGTGACGTTCCTCAAGGACCTCACGATGAAAGCCGGAACGAAGTTTCGTGAACTGTTTGCTAAGGCGGTCACTATCGTGTCGGGAGGATATATCACGTTTGAGGGCAAGACGGGTTCGGTGTCGGGCATCGCCAACGCCGATACGTCGGTTGAGTCGGAAGCGGATATCGTCACGCCGAAGTATATGGACGGCAAGGCTCTCTCGAAGAGTCATAACGACAAGACCGACTTCGACATCGAACTGAAAAACCTTCGCGCCAATGGCACTGTTGACGTGTTCGGCGGTCTGACAATCGGCAGGACGGAGGACGGATATGGCGTGACGGGCGAAGGTGCTGCCACGCTGAGTACGGTTGTTGTGGACGAGGTGCGTGACCCTAAGAGCACCGAGCAAGACCGTGTGATTGTCGGTGCGCAGGGCTTTAACCTCTATATGGGCAAGGACGGCAAGAGCCACCTCTACATTGACTACCTGATGACAAGGACGAAATTCTTTGCTGCGAGTGCGGAGGTGAGAAAGGTGAGCTATTCGGGCGGTACTACGCTCTTCTCAAACGCTGGCAGCACGATAATGAAGGTGGCTCACGTACTGGATGATGCAGGAGTGACTGTCGGCTACAAGTGCTACGCTGCTGCTGATGACGGCACAACACGGACGGCTAACTGGTGGCATGTGGGCATGATGGCACTGTGCCAGACCTTTAATGTGAAGGCTGGTGAGACGGAGAACCTTCAGAACCGCTACTACTGGCGCCTTGTGGTAGGTGTCGGACAGGAGACATTAGAGGACGGCAAGCTGTATGACTACGTGATACTGAGCAACAGGAAGACGTTTGCGGGTTCTGACAGCATCACGGAAGACGGCCGGAGTCTGGCGGCGGTGTTCGAGGAGCAGGAGGGCAAGACTACTGACGACGGCAACAACGTCATAGCAAACCGCATGTTCTTCGGCTACGAGCCAGCCGCGGACGGCGGAGAACCTGACGTGCCGCAGCCTTACGACGTGATAGTGCAGGCAGGAGACCAGATTCAGTGGAACCGCTTCGGCAACCTCATCAAGCTGACGACATCTACGGAGGACGGAAGCGACAACGGAAACGCTCCTGCCATTGCGATATATCATGCGATGGGTGCGCCTTACAAAACGGGAGACACGGTGAATCCGTATCAATGGAAAACGCTGACTTCATTAGATTCCCCTCTCCTTGTGCTCAAGAACGCAAAGAACTTCAAGTTCTTTACCGATGACAACCCTGACAATATCATCGACCCTGTGACGGTGACGTACGACCTTGTACCATCCTCGGAATATATCATCCGCAAGCCGAACTCTCAGACGGCGACACCGAACGACATTACCTTCACGCTTCGCAAGCGCACGGGCAACGTGACTGAGGACATGAAGGACGGATATTTGCTGACGGCAGACTATACGACCACTGCGGGCGAAAGCAAGAGCGGCGTGGCGATAAACCGCCTGTCCGACATTGGCGTGAGCTTTTACCTCCTCGCTTCGGTGACGGTACGGGCAACTGTCAAGGCGGACAACACCCCCGTAACGCTGACACTTCCGATTCTTTCCGACGGCGCGAAAGGCGATACGGGCACAAGCTTTAAGGTGCTCGGCTACGCTCTTGCCCATGCCAAGACATACGCGGAGCTACAGCAGATAACGCCTACGGACGGCGGTCTGTACCTTGTGGACGACACAACGGGCATGGAAGGCGGCGGAAAGAAGCCCTGCGTGGTGCAATGGAAGAACGGCAAATACATCGTGTGTGACTCAAACGACGGCGACTCGTATAAGATAGGCGAAATACTCTGGACAAATACTGGAACCTACTGGCTTGACATCGGCAGCGTGAAGGGAGAGGGTGTGGTGATATCGGACATGAGCGTGACGTACGCCATATCTGACAGCGCTACGGTGACACCTACGGAATGGCAGTCAGCCATCATCGCCGCCACCGACGCGAAGCCCTATCTCTGGACGAGGACAACGGTGACCTACAAGGATTCGGAAGGCGAGCATACAACGGTGTCGTACGCCATCGCCTATAAGGGCAAGGACGGCGACAAGGGAACCCCCGGAGCAAACGGCACGGACGCTGTGGAGTTTATTGTCAGTAATGCTCCTCTTGTGTTCGACACAGACGAGAACGGCGTGGTATCTGCAAGTGTCAGCAAGACTGCCACAATACAAGTGATGCGTTCCGGTAAGAACATCACATCGGAGGTGAGCAATCTCTTCCCGAGCAACAGCAACATGGGCTGCGGAAAACCGACGCTGACAAAGCGGACTGACGGCATAGACGTGACGATATCGGGAGCTTCGATAAACAAAGACAGCAAGCTCGGTGTGAGTGTGACGAGCGGATATGTCATCGTGTATATGGCAATCGGAAGTACGCTATACTCTCAGCAGATACCCTTTTTGGTGAACGTGGCGAAGTTTACGGGGACGATATCGGCTGACAACAAGAAGCTGCGGACGGACTATACGGAGCTGACGAACCGTGTAGGAGCAGTGGAAACGGACGTAAACGGCATCCCCATCAAGACGCAGGGCGAGCTGAAGAAGTATACCTCGACCATTGAGCAGACGGCCCGTGAGATATCGCTGAAGGTGACGGAGGAGACCGTGAACATGGCACGTAACTGCATCGTTGGTTCGGCGCTTAGGGAATATGACGAAATAACGCCAATCAACGGTACGGAGAAAGTGACGATAATGACGCAGGGCGTGGGTGGCACTAACTATGCCCAATGCTACTGTATCGGAGCCACTGCAAACTCTTGGACGGGCCTGTATTTCAAGGACGTGCGCGTGAAGCCGCAGACAAAATACATATTCAGCGTATGGATGAGAATGACGGCAAAGCCCGACAATGGCAGCTACGTGGCTATCAAGACATACAACACCTCCGTGACGGGCACGGAGGTGGCACGCATCAAGTTCCCTGACAGTCAGACACTGAACGTGTGGGCATTGTACAAGGTGGCGGTGAGCGTTCCGGCAGCATGTAACCGCCTTCTGATAGAGACAGGCGTGAGAAAGAACGGAGCGATAGACCTGTGTCGTCCGATGCTGGAAGAAGGCGATACGTACCAAGGCTGGAGCCTCTCGCCTTACGACGTAACCATAGACGATGCAGTGGTGGCGACAGGCTTAGACATCAAGAACGGCATCATCAAGGCAACGGCTGATAAATTCGAGATAAGAAACAACAACGGCGAACAGACGGCTGCCGTGAACGAGAAGGGACGCTTGGAGGTAAAGAGCGGTTTGTTTTCGGGTTTTATAGTGAAGAAGATGACGACACTCACTCCTGATAACATTTCCGAATATCTTAAAAGCTCACAGAGCAATGGCTATTTAAGCATGGACTTCTCGGCAGCTGGCTCATACGTGTGCTTTACGGGCGCGATGAAGGCGAAATATGGAGACGATTATCCTTCACCTGTACTACCTTTTTACAATATAGGCAGTATAAGTGCATCACTCGGCGTAACGGCGGAAGAAGCAATATCCTACATAGGACAAATCGTGATAATAGCGAACAAGAGCGACACGACGGTAAACGTTATTGGCGGAGGGACTATCAAGGGTGGCGGCACACAGTCGCAGTGGATAGAAACGGGCTACATGGCTGTGTTGGCTTGCGAGTTCGAGTACACATCGGTAAAGAACTATAAAATAGTATGGAATGGATATTGTGTAAAAATATAAAATATTAAGATATGAAAAAGATACGTATAGGCAATGACATTAACTTCCGATGGACTGTCAGACGTGGCGGAGAGGCAGAAAGCTTTGAGGGGAAAACTGTCAAGGTTCTGCTGCGTAATACGTATGGTCATCGTTGTGATATTGACTGGCATACAGAACCAGGCGGTATCATCGCTGGCACGTGCTACGGCTCTACGCAGCATTACCTTGGAGCGTACACCCTCACATTAGTTGAGAACGACGGCGAACGAGGCATGAACACTGTAGATAAAATTGACGTATGGCAGCTTGTGGCACAGCAGGATAGTTCTGTTATGGAGACTAAAAATGATTGTGTCGGTTCACAAGTAGAAACCGTCACGGCTCTCATAGAGTCGGAAATAGGTCTTGCTGGAGCAGCGCAAGTGACAATAGATGTGGAATTAAACGAGGAGTCATACAACGCCATCGCCAATGCGTCTGTAACAAAGGCTTTCAAGGAAGTGCGTAAAGATGTTGACTCTTTGGATTCGGAAATGAAGGAACTGAAACCACGTGTTGAGACGTTGGAAGAAGTTAAAACAGAAGCAATAGACCTAAAGGGCATTGATGATGCCTTTAACGAGAGCATATAGCATTACAATGAGATTTTTTACAATCTATATATCAATGTTTTATTAATTAATTTTTTTAAGAATTATGGCAAAGTATTTAGACGAGAAAGGTCTGTCAAAACTCGTTTTTAAGACCAAAGAGTATGCGGATCATTCTTCCGCAGCAGTGAAGACAGCTGTAGATGGCTATACCATCAACGGCAAAAAGATTTCTACTAACCCAGTGATTGCAAAGGCTGATGTGGGCCTGACTAACGTGGACAACGTTAAGCAGATACCCGCATCGGAGAAGGGTAAGGCAAATGGCGTGGCAACTCTCGGCACTGACGGCAAACTTACAGCGGCACAGATGCCGGCAATGAAGACAATTAACGGTGAGAGCGTCGTGGGTTCTGGTAACATCAAAATAGACCTGTCACTCTACAAGGTTATCACTGACTTTCCTACATCAAACATTGATGCCACGAAGATTTACTTGAAGCTTGCTTCAAGCACAGCTGAAAAGAATGTCTATGCGGAGTATATTTATACTGGTGACACAACGGCAGCATACGACGCATCAAAGTGGGAAAAATTGGGTGAGGCGCAGACATCAATTATCGTGGATGCAGCACTCTCTACATCATCGACCAATCCGGTGCAGAACAAGGTTGTCAACAAAGCGATAAATGATGTTCAGACCAATCTTAACACCCACATCAACAACAAGGAGAATCCGCACAAAGTAAACAAAGCACAGGTAGGTCTTGGCAATGTAACTAACGAGGCGCAGATACCCTTAAGCCAGAAGGGTGCCAACAACGGTGTAGCTGCTCTTGACGGTGACGGACACGTCAAGGACAGCCACCTGTGGGATGCCTCGGAAGGTTTCCACGGTCTCATTTCAGCAGACGACTGGAAGAGACTTGATGATGTGTACGGTGTCTACGACAGCAAAACCATGCTTGTCAAGGAGGGTGCTATCCCCACATCCGCATACGGCGTGGTTGAGTTCGGCGGAATGACATCTGGAGAAACCACCATGGGAGGTTCTGCGACACGAGGAAAGATAATGTTCAACACAACCAAGAACTGTTTTGTTGAGGTTGTCGGCTCGACACAGTATAGTGCGCTTAGTGGCGGAAACATGTATGGCACTCTTTCCGGCGGACTGACCAAGCCTACAGCAGGAAAGATTTACTCAATTGGCACAAGCCTGTATATGCTTGACGCTACGTCAGGCGGTCTTGTCCTTATCAACGGCAGGATAGACGAGACCTACATCGAATCATTGTTCTAATTTTTTAATTCATCGCTACGCTCACCTTATTGGTGGGCGTAGCTCAATTTTCTACTATGGCATATCTTGACGATAAAGGACTCTCCCACCTTGTGACGAAGCTTAAGACAATGCTTTCGTCCTATTTCAACAAGGTAGAGACAATAGGTAGCGGAAACGCCATCACTGATGTCACGATAGATGGCAACAAGCTAACCTTTAAGCGCAATACGACATTTGCAACAACCAACAATAACATAACGGTTGACTCGGCTCTCAGCAGTACATCCACCAACCCGGTGCAGAACAAGGTTGTCTATACGGCTCTCAACGGCAAGGCTTCGACAACACACAGCCACAACATCACATCCCTTAACAACGTAAGCGTCACATTGAAGGATGCCACCACAGGTGGCTGGAGCGCTATAAGCAACGACTACGCAAAAGGCACATGGCTCAAGGTGGTCAAAGGTGCCAATAACGCCCCCGCATGGTACGCGCAGAAATACGCAAGCGGCCTTGCTTTCGGCGTAGGCGACATCAAGGGCGTGCTGTCATTGTCGAACTCCTTGGCAAAGGTCTGTTTCGCTTCCGGCGGAACAGACCAAGGGACTCCAAGCTGGTATTTCACATTGACAGGAACAAAAGAAGAGGAGTATAATCTTGACAATATACCGACAGGTAAAATGCCGGCGCAGGCAGAATTGTCTTCCTCAGCATCCTTAACAACCGTAATAAACAAAGTAAACGCTATTATAAAAGCATTGAAGACGGCAGGAATAATGAACTCTTAAAAAGGGATTTGGCAATGAACGATGAGCCTCACTGAGCCTTTCTAAGCCTCACTGAGCATATCTAAGCCTCTTTGCGTGGCTGCTTAATGGGCGCAAATAATAAATAATAATTAATAAATAATAATTATGAGAAGTATTCAGCGTATTTTCGTGCATTGCACGGCAAGCAACCAGTCTTGGGGAGTGAAAGAGCTTTGGGCGGAGTTCCGTCATAAAGGATGGAAAAATCCCGGCTATCATTACGTAGTAACAGCCGACGGCGGCATCCATCAGATGCTCGCCCTTGAGGAAGTGAGCAACGGTGTGAGAGGCTACAACTCCACCGCCATCAACATCGCCTACGTCGGCGGCATCAGCCGTCAAGGCAAGAAAATTGTCGCCACGGACAACCGCACACCCGAGCAGAAAGCCTCCCTGCGCAAGCTCCTCGGCATCCTCCGTCAGAAATACCCTGACGCAAGGATAATGGGACACCGCAGCATCTGGGGCGAGGACACACCCTCAAAATGGCAGAAGAGCTGCCCCTGCTTCAACGCCGTGGAGGAATACAAGGACATTTAACGTCAGCAATGTCCGGACACTAAAAAAGCCGCTTCCATCCTCACAGACAGAAGCGGCCCAACTTTTAATACTTTACAGATTATGACTAAGAGCCATATTCTTGTCTGCAAAGGTATATATATTTTGCTTTTATTCCTAACAAATCACCTAAAACTTTGTTTCCCCGTCAAGAGTCTTCTTCATCGAATGAATCGAATGAGGCGAACTACTTCATTACGTCGTGCCATCCCGATGGAATGTTATCAATCTTTACCCACACCTCACGATTGCCTTTGCCTTTCCCGTCGTCCGGCAGGTAATAAGCCTCCATGCGACGGTAATCATTGCTGATAAATTTCAGTTCATATTCGATGCCGCTGCTCCAGACATCTCTACAGAAATACACTTTATTGACACAGCCTCCAGCAAACGATATGATGCCATTCCATGCGCTGTCTTCGCCGAAGAAGCAACAGGAGTATATATTTTCCTTTGCAATGAGCAGCCAGGGCGCGTTAGGATTTTCCTCGTCGCCTTCTCTGACCCATACGCCCTGCATGCGTGAGTGTCGTTCTCCCCAATAGGCATCACGTATCTTCTGCCATTTCTCCGACCAAGCCCAAAGGTCTTCGTCTTCCTTACTACAGCTCGTTACATTCGCGCCCATAGCCAGCAACATGGCTGACATGAGCAAAAAACTAAAGATTTTCTTCATACTTTGATATTTTTATACGTTAATACTTTCGTAGGTTTGTATTTTTTTGTTTGGCTGCGGAGGGAGTTTGTGCCTTCTTGGGCCTACCTGGGAGAACTGCGCCTTTGTAGTGCTTTTTTATGTCTTCAAGAAGAAGGCGCAGTTTGCGTCTTCTTTGTGGAAGCAGAACCGTCCGTCCGACAAGTCCGCCAAGGGCACGGAGGCTTACCTCGCCGTGATGAAGGCGTACAAGGCGCAGCACAAGATTGGCAACCCCTACAGCTTCATGCGCTCTCTCGTCACCGACGACCTCAAGGTCCTCCTTGCCGGCAACGACATCACGGGTGGCGTGAAGCCCGGCGGCTCCACCACTGAAGGTGGCGGCGGCGGTCAGAAGCCCGGAGGCGAGGTGGACGCATAGTCCGTAGCCTCGCTAAGGCTATCATTTCCCACGGTAGACACACGGCTTGCCGTGGGATTTTTGTTATTCTTCGGGTAGGAGCACCACACCGACCCGAACTTTTGCGCCACAATGAGGGCAGAAGGTGGTGGTATTGATTGTAGGCTGTGCGTCGGGGAGCTGAATAGCGGTATCGTTGATGCTGAGAACTTCCGTATCGTTTGAAAAGAAATCTTTTTTCTCCACTTTTTCTTTGTTGAATAAAAGAACGTTTTTCTTAGCATCGTCCGAATCACCTATTGGATAGAATAAATCAGTGATATCGCAATCCAGTTTCTCGCAAAGGTCTTCCAAACGTTTTATTGTAGGGTTGCCTTTGATATAATTCTGAATGATGTTCTGCGTCTTTAGGTCGAACTTCTGACAGAAAGACGTAATGGTGTAACCGCGCTCTGTTATGGCGCGACGGATGTCGATTTTTGTTCTCATGTATATATTTGTATTGTTTTGGTTACAAAGTTAATATATATATTTGTATTATGCAAATTTTTTTAGGATAGTTATCACATATATTTATTTTTGTTCAAAAAAGTATAGTTTTATCAGTTTACAGTGTTTTTTATGTATTATTGGTGAAAAAAAGAGGGATATATAATCTGCTTTAGTCGTGTTTGAATTATTCTTTCACCCCTACAAATAGTTAATAATCAACACTTTAACCGATATACTAACCTGTAAAAGCCACCCCAAGAGGGACACATAAATAATTGATAATTAGAGCAATCGCATCCAGCAAACTTTCCTTGCAGCTTCGATTCAGAAGCGAGTGCCCCACCGCACTGGGGAGCGTCGCGTGTGCCCGCCTGGGTGGTCGGCTGTGAATATTCGGACGGACACCACGAGGGCACCCCGCCCCCGCCCTTGATGATCCACCAGGACGGGCACCACGAGGGCACCCCGCCCCCGCCCTCGATGATCCACCAGGAAGGGCACCACGAGGGCACCCCGCCCCGCGTATATATAATAAGGTATATAATTGCATATATTTGTAAACAAGTGTAAACAAACTATATGTATTTGTTTGTAAATGTTAAAAACAAACATATACAATAACTTTTCGGTCAAAAGATTTGGGTATACCAAATTTATATAATACCTTTGCAAATGTAAACAATAAACAAATAATAACAACAAACAAATACTTTGAGATTATGAACAAGAAAGAAACATCTGTATTGATCGCGCTTGCAACAATAGCGATCAACAACAAAGACGGTTTTACCGTCAACGCTGCGACTCTGCAGCCTATCAAAAAAGGGTACGCTGTAGCCGTTGCCGAAACACAAAATTCTTTTGGTCTTGAGGGCCTCGCAAACGTTGTTAAATACGTTTCGGAACATCCAGAAATAAACGCTTTCGGCGGCTGGTATAATAGCAAAAATAATATGTATTATTTTGACGCTACAGTAATTATAGACGATTTGGCGGCTGCCCTTGAGCTTGGACGTATTAATAAACAAATTGCCATTTTTGATCTTACAAACGGTTTTCCTATAGATTTGTAATAAAAACAGGGACCGGCGGCGCCGGTCCTTACATCCAATAACAAAATACTTACATTATGATTTATAACAAAGAGATAAACGGCGTTAAATTTACGTTTGTTTGCGAGTCTTGGAAGACTCGAAACAGTTGGGGCCACGAAGTAACATTATATAAAAATGATACATTTAAAGTTGGCCGGGCAAAGGTACGCTATTATAACAGAACGTGGGAAAGATACCAATATCAAAGTACAATAAAAAGCGTTATTTTTGACGCTATCGAAAGAATTTAAGCGGCTGCAAAGGTAGCATTTAAGGCGCTGCATGATTACAAAGTTATGACAAAAAAACGTGCGGCCGAATTTACCGAATATCTTACAAAAGATCCGGCTTATAATATGTATAATGAATTATACAGAATGTTTTAACCGTTCACGGGCTGCAAATTGTTTGCAGTCCGTTTTTATTTTTTTGCGCCCGCTGGTGCCCTCGTTGGCATCAGGTATGGAGTATTGCCACGGATGCACATTTGCGCCCGTCTGGTGCCCTCGTTGGCATCAGGCATGGAGTATTGCCACGGATGCACA